CCTTGAGATCCTTGTGCACCAGTATCTCCTTGATTTCCTTGAGATCCTGTAAAACCTTCATTACCCTGAGACCCTTGTGTGCCAGTAAATCCTTGATTTCCTTGAGAACCTGTAAAACCTTGATTACCTTGTTGACCAGTAAAACCTTGAGATCCTTGTGCACCAGTATCTCCTTGATTACCTTGAGAACCTGCAATTCCTTGGTTTCCTTGGGGTCCTGTAAAACCAGTAGTACCATTAAAACCTTGGCTGCCTTGGCTACCTTGACTACCTTGAGGTCCAGTTGATCCAGTTGGTATAATAAATGTATTATTATCTATACTTATTTCTAATGATTGATAAGGAAATTGATTTGGTATTCCAGAACCAGCAATCCCTTGTATAGTAATTCCAGTTCCTCCTATAAAATTAATTCCATCTATTCCATTTGCTGTTAATTGTGGCTGTTCGCCTGGTCCTGTAGCGTCAACATACCAATATTTAAATGTACTATTCATAGAAATAACAGCAGAATTAGTTGGTAAATTAGTACCAGTTCCTATATCAAACCCACTATCAATGTCAAAATATAAGTTTCTAATATTTTCAAAAGAGCTAGTAACGCCGCTAATATTACTGTATAAACCAACCGTTGATAGCGATAAACCTGTTGGACCAATTTCACCTTCAATACCTTGATTACCTTGTGCACCAACAATACCAGTAAAACCTTGGCTACCTGGTGTACCTTGTGTACCATTAGATCCTGCGTTACCTTGAGCACCTTGTGAACCACTACCAGTAGCACCTTGACTACCTGGACTACCTTGTGTACCATTAGATCCAGCATTACCTTGAGCACCTTGTGAACCACTACCAGTGGCACCTTGATTTCCTTGAGATCCTGAAATTCCTTGGTTTCCTTGAGGTCCTGTAAAACCCGTAGTACCATTAAACCCTTGCGCACCTTGTGAACCACTACCAGTAGCACCTTGGCTACCTGGACTACCTTGTGTACCATTAGATCCAGCATTACCTTGAGGACCTTGTGAACCATTACCAATAGCACCTTGATTTCCTTGTACACCAGCAGAGCCAATTGCACCTTGGTTACCCTGTACACCTTGCGAACCACTACCAGTAGCACCTTGGCTACCTGGACTACCTTGTGTACCATTAGATCCAGCATTACCTTGAGGACCCTGTGAACCATTACCAATAGCACCTTGATTTCCTTGTACACCAGCAGAGCCAATTGCACCTTGGTTACCCTGTACACCTTGCGAACCACTACCAGTAGCACCTTGGCTACCTGGACTACCCTGTACACCATTAGATCCAGCATTACCTTGAGGACCTTGTGAACCATTACCAATAGCGCCTTGATTTCCTTGTACACCTTGATTACCTGTAGCTCCCGTATTGGATGATAAACCTGGCTGTCCTTGATTTCCTTGTCCACCTTGAATACCTTGAACACCTTGAGATCCTGTTCCTCCAGAACCAGTTCCTCCTGAAAATTTTGTTGTAGATAAAAATCGGGATGTTAAATCAATAACAATTTGATCTAATGATGATCCTAATAATTCTTGACATAATGGTACATTATTTATTCCTAATTCAAATAATATATAGTCTGTATTTATTTGTATACTACCATTGTTAGTATTACTATCTAAATTAAAGTTATAGTTATCTATATCTAATAAATCCAGTGTAACTGTATTATCAGGATTAATAATTGGATCACTTACAATTTTCCATGCAAAACCTCCTTGTAACCCAGCTATATATTGTCCTTTTACAATACTATAAACATCATAATATGCTGGTGCTGAATTTGTATTATAATACTGTATTCCCACATTAAAAGTAGCGATAGTAATATTACCAGATGGGTCAAAAATGATATTTGGTAAATTACTTGTTGATGTCAAAGGTAAAGTAATTGGAACATTCCCTGTTGCTGACATTTATATATTACTAAAATAATATATAAATAATAATCATTATTTATATATTATTTATATATTACTAAAATAATATATAAATAATGATTATTACAAATTTATTATTGTAAAACAGAATTATCAAATGTTAAAGATAATATAACACCAATATATTCTGTTCCTGATGGTGCAGATGCAACTGTACTAACTATACTAGTATTTGCTCCCAAATTACTGTTAGATGTAGACATATCCGCTCTTAAATGAAATGATCCTATAGTACTTGGATTGTAAGTTATATATGTATATCTTGATACACCAGTAATACTATTTATACAATTGTAAAACATAGTATCTGGATTTGTTATGCTACTTGTACCAGTAGTAGCATTGGATAATGTACAAAATACTGCAACCGTTGGAATCAAACATGCTCGCGCTCTTTGTGTCGCTAATGTATTACTTGTAGGAAGTGTTTTAGAATTAGTAACTACAATAAAATTACCACTAATGTCTACTTGCAAATTAGATGGTAATGTTGATAACATTGTTATACCAGTAAATAAACTTACACCAGCAGTTGCTGGCGATGTTGTTATAACTTGAGTAGTATAAGTGAGTGCCATAGTTATTGTAGTAGTACCATTACTACTACCTCCACCACCACTACCAGCAGGACCAGTAAAACCTTGCGTTCCTTGAACTCCTTGACTACCATTTCCAGCTACACCTTGTGAACCTTGAACTCCTTGACTACCATTTCCAACTACACCTTGTGAACCTTGAGTTCCGGCAGTTCCATTATTACCTTGAGCTCCTTGAGGTCCAGCAGCTCCTGTATTTGTCGCAGTTCCATCATTACCTTGCGGACCTTGAAAACCCTGTGTGCCTTGAGTTCCTTGAGAACCAGCAGCTCCTGTGTTTGTTGCACTGCCATTAATACCTTGTAAACCTTGAAAACCTTGCGTACCAGCTGTTCCATTGTTACCCTGTGCACCTTGCACACCTTGAACACCTTGTGATCCACTACCAGCAACACCTTGATTACCTTGATTACCTGCAATTCCATTATTACCTTGTGCACCTTGAAGACCCTGTGATCCGCTACCAGCTACCCCTTGATTACCTTGATTACCTGCAATTCCATTATTACCTTGTGCACCTTGAAGACCCTGTGATCCACTACCAGCTGCCCCTTGATTACCTTGATTACCTGCAGTTCCATTATTGCCTTGTGCACCTTGAACACCATTAGTTCCATTAGAACCTTGGTTTCCTTGAAAACCTTGAGCACCAATAGGTCCAGTATATCCTGTTCCAGAACCATCACCACCACCAGCCGGTCCTTGAGGACCAGTTGGTCCTGTACCCCCAGAAACATTTGAGAGCAATATAGCTTGTGTTATAACATTTGCATCATGTTGTGCAATACTGGATGCATTAGCTTGGGCAGTAGCTAATGCTGTAGAATAAGCGTCTGATTCAGATATACATGAAGTAGCCGTTGCATTTGCACTAGATGTTACTAATGAATTTGGTGTAACTACTGTAATATATGCAGAACCAGTGGCACTTGCAAAAGCTGAATATGTCTGATTGCAATGACAAGGATTGCAAGAATTGCAAGAATTGCAAGAATTACAATAACAAGAATTGCAAGAATTACAACATTTCTTTAGTGACATATTTTATATATATATAAAATATATAAAATATATAAAATATATCAAATATAATAATTTAAACGTAATATTAAAACAATTTAAAAATAATATACTATAATTATCTAAATATGACAACAACCACAACTGATTGTTTAGTTCTAAAAATAGAAGAATATCTAGATACATCATTATTAGACACCACTTTATTTATTCTATATGATAAAAATCAAGAAGTGTATTTAATAAGAGGTAAAAGACGCGATCTCAAAAATAAAAATGTATCAGTTCCGTATTCATTTTATTGTAAACATGCATCGGATTTATTTGATTTAATAAGCATGTTAACTTGTGAATCAAGTAAATTAAGTTTTACTTTATATAATTACAATGATTTACCATACTTTTCAAGTGAAATAGATTATGAATATTTAAAAAAATTAGATAGTGACCATTCCTATGAATTAGTTGGTTATGATAATGAAAGAAAAAATAAAAAACAAATTATAAAATATTTAAGAATCTTAAAAAATGTGTTTAATTATTATTAAATTAATAATATAATTAATTATAAATGAAAGAAATAATTTCATTGGTAATTACAACTACTTGTTTAGCTGCAGCAGGATTAGGAATATACTTTTTTGGTTCAAACAATGACGAAAATTCAAATACTAATCAAAAAGCTGGTAAAAAACAAGTAGAAACAGATGATTCTTATGAAAATGATAGTGAACTCATTCAAGAAGAAAAATTGAATGAAGAATCTAATAATTATAAAGCTAAATCTAAATCAAGAGTAAAAATTGTTAATAACAAAACAAAAAAAAATAGTAATAAATTCACTTCTTCTAGAAAAAGATATTATTAATTAAATATTGAATAATAAAAGTTACACAATTTTATAAATGATGTAAACTATATCATATGTAGATTTATTGTACTTGATTTGAGATGTATAAATTATTTTATTATAATTACATATTTGACGTATTATCGTTACAAAACTATTATATGTTAATTTTTTATCTAAATATTTTTTTTTTGAATTATGATAATAAGGTCTACAAGTTTCAATAAATTGTTGAATAGTTTCATTAAACACACCTTTTTTAAAAGAGTCATTATTTAAAATATAATGTTTATCATTTTGAATGCATATATTGTCCAACAAATTAAAAAAAATTTCGTTAGGTATAACTTTTTTAAATATTTGTGTTGACATTTAATAAAATGTTATATTATATACATATAATATTTTATAAATCACTCTTGTAATAAATTTATCAGATTATTTGTAAACAACGCTAGTTCAATTTCATCTTCATGAATATTGTAAAAAATCGTTATATATTTACATATACAAGGGATAATTTTGTATTTATCTTCTTCATTTAAAATATCTGTATATTTTATAAAAATAAAATAATTATCTAATATATCCATTACGGAATATCCTCTGTCACATAAATCATATATAACACTAAGTGCCTCTTCTAATTTATTAGATTTTACCAAAGTCGTATATTCTTCTAATGTGTAAAAACTAATATTAGAACACAACTTAATAGCTAATTCCAGAGTGATTTTTTCATTCAAAAGCTTAAATTTCTCCATATAATTAATTAAAATTTTTACACTATTATTACAAATATTAATAATAAATTCTTCTGCATCAGGATCTATATCAATTTGTTCTTTGTTTTTAATGTTTTGAATAATTTCAACCAAACTATCTTTTTGCAACGGTTTAATTTTAATAATAGAAAATCTAGACTGTAAATTTTCAATAACTTTTTGAATATTACTACAAGATGATATGAAATGTACATTATTACTAAATTTATCAATGCAATTACGAAACACCTGTTGACTTTGTTCATTTATGTAATCAATATCATCTAATACAACAATTTTCTTTTTATTTGGAATGGTTGAACATGTTTGACAAAATGTTTTAACATCTGTTCTGTAGTAGTTTATTCCTTGTTCTTTTAAACTATTTATAAAAAGAATATTTTCTTCATATTCAAAAGGCTCATGATCTCTATAATATTCTTTAATAATTGCATTTAACAAGGATGTTTTACCTGAAGCAATATTACCTAATAATAAAATATTTAAATTGTCCATTAATATTAACGTTTTCAAAATATCAATCACTTCATTATTTTTACCAAAATCATCAAAATAAATTGGTTGAAATTTGTGAATAAATAATTTATCTTCTATTTTCATGAATTATTTATTTTAATTAAATTAATATTATTAGTTATTTTATATTTAAGTATATCTTTTTAGATATTATATACTTATTAATGTCGGAAAGACAAGAAGATTTTTATAAAATATTAGGAATCAATGAAAATGCTACCCATGATGAAATAAAAAAAGCATATAGAGGTTTATCATTGAAATATCATCCAGATAGAAATCCATCGCCAGATGCGACTGAATTATTTAAAAAAATAAATGAAGCTTATGAAATTTTAGGAGATGAACAAAAAAGAAAACAATATGAAATGGAACGTAAAAATCCTTTTATGAGAATGAATCCTGGTATGCATGGTGGGCCAAATATGAATGATATGGATGAAATTTTAAAAACATTTTTTGGAGGAATGCCATTTATGGGCGGAATGGGACCATTTAATATGGGTAACGAAATGGACGAATTAAATGGTATGGGTGGTATGCCAGGATTTCCACCAGGATTTCCACCAGGATTTCCGCCAGGATTCCCACCAGGTGCACAATTCCATATTTTTCATAATGGAAGACCAGTAAATGTAAATAAAACAATGCAAAAACCATCTCCTATAAATAAAACGGTAACAATTGATATTGAGCAAGTTTATAATGGCGGAACAATTCCTGTAGATATTGAACGTTGGATAAATGATAATGGTACAAAAACTTTTGAAAATGAAACATTGTATGTATCCATACCAAAAGGAATTGATGATAATGAAATTATTCTTTTAAAAGATAAAGGAAATGTTCTCAATGAAAATCTAAAAGGAGATGTTAAAATATTTATTAAAATTATTAATAATACAGAAATCAAAAGAAACGGTATAGATTTAATTTATGAAAAAAATATATCTCTCAAAGAAGCATTATGTGGATTCACATTTGAAATTAAATTTATTAATGGTAAAGTTTATACTTTAAACAATACAAGTGGAAATATCATTACTCCTGATTATAAAAAAATAATACCTAATATGGGATTAACGAGAGAAAGTCATACTGGTAATCTAATTGTTATATTTCATATTCAGTTTCCAGAAAAACTTACAACAGATCAAATAAAAGAATTAAATAATATTTTATAATGATTATAAAAATATATATTTTAAAAATAAAACAATTTAGAAAGAAAATATAGTATATGGTTGTACGAACATAAGTCAGTGGTAGACTATTAGACTTCCAATCTAACAACCTGGGTTCAATTCCCAGTGTTCGTATATTACTAATATTTAGACATATATAATTTTCAATATGTCTAAATGTAATAAAATGTAATAATAATCCAATAAAAATAAAATTGTATATGTATATAAATGGCAGGTAGACCAAGAATTGTAAGAAATATTAAATCCTATATTAATTATGTTGATAATCACAGTGATTCTGGACCAATGAAAATAGGTACTGCACCTAGTGTAGGAATTACTCGTAATTATTGGCACAATTATCAATGTTACGTAAATCAAACATCGGGAAAACCTAAACAAAGCTATAAAAATATGGTTTTTTTAGGCATTAATCCTTCACAAACACCAGTTAGAGAAGGTTTTACACAATCTTGCAATTATAATTATTCTTATGTTCCTAATCGTGCATTACCAAATTATTTTGCAGATTATAATAAAAAATATCATAACCATTATTACAGACCATATTTGGATAATATTAAAGAAGAATCACCAGAACTTTTAAATATTAAACAAAGATATACGGAATTATATAATAATTATTTATATAGAAAATATATTGGTATGAATAGATAATTAGATATACAATAAAACAATAATATTAATATAAGTAATATTATTGTTTATTTTTAGTATTATAAATAGTTTACGAAATTTTGCGTGTAGGAATGTCTGCAGATACAACATAAATTGAATTTTCAGTAATAATAATATATTCTTCTGCACTTTTATAAAATTTAACAATACCGGATGTATATTCATCTTCTGATTTTACAAGTAATTTTTCACCAGTTGTCTTAGCGCCAACAAGTGCTTTTTTATCCAAAGAAGGAGTCCAATAATCCATCATAATTGGTTTATCTTCCACAATAGATAATTTACACGCGTGTTTTAATGTTATATCGGATGGTAATCTGTAATTTGACTCAGTTGCTTTCGTGTTTGACGTAGATGTATTTGCAGTTGTATTAGCAGGATTAGCCTTTTGTTCTGACATTTATATAACTTTAAATTATTAGTCTTTAAATACTTATTTTAGATTTTACAATATTTTTAAAATATTAAAATATTAAAATAGTAAAATATGAAAAATACAAAAAAAAATAATATTTTGAATGAATCAAAAGATTATTCGTTAAGTAATATTGATAATTACAATAAAAGTTTAGACTATAAAATGGATGATATTATTGAAAAATATCTTTTATTAACCAATGAATTTCTAAAATTTATTTTAGAAAAATTAAAATTAAAAAACAATACTTATTCAAAATTTATTATTATTAGAGGATATGAAACAATTACAAACATCTTTAATATTATTTTATATCAAACTAAAAATTTAGATTTAACCTTTTATCATTGTCAAAAAGCATATTATTATTATATTGAATTCATAGAACAAATTACAAATGTGGATCATGCTTTTTTACAATTAAATTCAAGAGATGCTAGTACATATGTATATAAAAAAACATTATTTGAATTACATCATGAAACCAAAAAAAATATGCAGCCTTGTACAAATAATACACAAAAATTAATTAGTAATATAGACGAATATATAAAAATTTTCAAAAATATTTTTGAGTTAATATTAGATCATTTAGATTGTAATGATTTATTGAGCAATACAAATATATTTGATCAATTCAAAGATACTTGTCTTATTATTAGTAAAAATGTAAAAAATAATAACAACAACATAACAAAAATATATAATATAATAGATAATATTAATAAAGAATTTATAGACTATAAAACAACAAATAAAGACGTTTCCATGAAATATTATCTAGAATATATTATCCAGAAATTTCAATAACAACATTTTTTTTACGGATCTTTTTCTTTTTATCCTTTTCAATTTTTATTTGATTCATTTCATTCATATCCATATTTGTATTTTTTTGACAAATATTAATATATTCTTTTATAAATATATTTTTTAAAAATTGATATATTAATAACAATACATTTTCATCACATTTACCTACAATTAAAACACTACCTGTTCTAAAAATCATAAAAGAAACTTGTTTAACATTTTTATATAATTCTGTTTTTTCTTTTGATATTTGACATCCATTTTGCAAATCAACGTCCGGATTGAAATAAAATTTGCATTGAATACCTGGATATGAACATGGATCATATATAGATTGTATGTTGTATTTATATTTCAATATATCATATAACGATTCTCTATTAATATAAAAACCACAATTGAAATTGGAATTAATCAATACTGTTTCACACGAATTTTCTTTATAATATAATTTGTCTTCCATATTAGGTTGTAATATTTCAATAACCATTTCTAATATTTTTTCAAATATACTATCATCTTGTATACCTGGTATTTCTAATTTTCCTGTATTAAAAATTTTAACATGAAACTCTTTGAAAGTGTTTTGTACTTTTAACCGCAAAATCAAAACAAAACAATTATAGAATGCACTCTTCTTCTTTGAACGATAACTCATAATGTCTTTTTTTGATAATCCAATAGTAACTTTTCTAATATCTTTGAATTTAATTCGTCCACTTGGATTATTAATACTAGTTATAATTTGTTCATCATAATAAGTCTCGTGTTTTAATCGTTCTTTTATATCGTACAGTTCATCTTCACATAGAGAATTAAATTTCATCTGTTTTTTGATCACACCATTTTTCGGTTCCATATATTTTAAAACAGGAATATACCAAAACATATCTTTCAAATTAATAGAATTATTTAAGTAAGCAATTTTTGTTTTCGTAGAAATATATATTTCACTAGATTTAGGAATATCATTTTCTGAAACATTTTCAAGATTTATATTTTTACTTATATTTGCAGAAATATAATTGTTATCAAAATTTACAAAATTATCAGAATCAAAAACATTATCACAATCGGAATCATAATCATCATCGCCATTGCAATCATTTTTTGATAAAATGAAATTTTGCCATTCTTCATCAATATTATTTACTGCTGCCATATTATTATTTATTAGGGTTTCTTTATATTCTTTATATTAAATTTATCTCAATTATTTTCTTTAATATATAATATAAAGAAATGGAGATTAACGGCAGGACAAAAAACAATGAAAAAACAAGACCAATAGAAATTAGAAATACTTTTGATAGTGAAAAACAATATAATTTAAAACAAAATTTTTTTGATCCTACGAAAAATTCACCGCCAAATATATTTATGATTAAATTATATAATAGAATAAATCAATATGAAAATAATTATAGAAATTCGCCCATTTTTGAGAGTAAATAATTAATTAAAATATTATTGTTACTAGTTTGCGAGTGCATAATATTTTCAACAAAATTTAAAAATTCACTAGTAATTTTGATTCTTTTATTACAAATAATATAATTAATGAAATCTTTCATAATATTTTTTTTATCAATATTATATTTATTACTTATTGAATGTATATAATGTGTCAATTCTTCTAGTGGTTCATTTGCTTTTATTTTTTCCAATATAATTTCCCATTCTTTACATTCTATAATATTTATAAAATTTATTTTTGGTGTATTACTGGATGATGTATTATTTTTTACCATGTGTTGATTAGATTGAATAAAATTAATCATGCTTCTCAAATCAAATTTAAATAATTTCTGAATATTTTCTAATGCTTCATCCGTCAAATCTAAATTTTCGCAAACACATATATTTTTTAAAAATTTAACAATATTTTCTTTTGGTAATTGATTAAAACGTAAACGAATAAATTCATTTTGTAATCCTTCATCTATACGACTAATATAATTACAAATTAAACAGAAACGTACAGATCCTTTATAATTTTGTAAAAGATATTTTAGTGCTTGTTGAGCATTCTTAGTCATATAATCAACTTCGTCTAATATAACAAACTTCATACCATTATTGAACAGTGGTTTTGAATTCACAAAATAATTTATTTGGTTTCTTATAATATCAATACCACGTTCATCAGAAGCATTTAAATGAATAACTAGGTCTTTATTTGTGTTGTTCATTTTTTTTTGATACGCTGATATTAATTTTATAATAGTTGTTGTTTTACCTGTACCTGGCGGACCATAAAATAATAAATTTGGAAAATATTGTTTTTCTATTATATTTTTTAGAATTTTTTTATTTAAAGAATCTAGAACAATTTCTTCAAAATCATTGGGTCTGTATTTTTCACAAAAAGGTATAAATTCTTTATTGCTTATCATTTTATTAATAAATATGATTTATTAATTATATTTATTATCTTTAATATTTTTTTTTGGTTTTAGAATAAAAATGAATTAAAAATGAATAATAATAATAATCAGTTAGATTAATATAATTAAAATGGCAACTTCATCTCTAAAATTAAAAGGGTATTTAGAATTGATCATTGGTCCTATGTATAGCGGTAAAACAAGTAAGTTACTGGAAATATATAAACAATGTAAATTATGTGATATATCAGTGTGTGTTATTAATCACTCACTTGATAATAGATATCACGACTCTATGTTATCTACACATGACAAAATTATGATACCATGCATGAATATAGATAATCTTAGTGAATTATGGTTTAATAACAATGAAATAATTAGGAATTCAGACGTAATTTTGATCAATGAAGGTCAGTTTTTCAACAACTTATACAATATTGTTAATGATATGCTTAAAAATAAAAAGGTAGTATACATTTGTGGATTAGATGGTGATTTTGAGAGAAAAAAATTTGGTGAAATTTTGGATCTTATACCTCTTTGTGATAAAGTTAATAAATTGACTTCTTTATGTTCTATTTGTAAAAACGGTACTCCAGCAATCTTTTCAATGAGAATCACAAATGAAAAAGAACAAACTGTCATTGGATCAGATAATTATTTACCAGTTTGTAGGGTATGTTACGAAAAAAAATACGATTGATTAATTGATTTATATTATATTAAAACTATTTAAATTTATGATAAATGTTTATATATAAATTTTTTTTAAATGGCACGTAAGAAAAACACAGAACAAAAAAAAGAAAATACTATAAAAACAGAAGAAACCCCTCAACCTCCAACAGTTACTCTAGAAATTCCTCAACAGCCCATAGCAAATAAATCAAAAAGGGGAAGAAAACCTAAAAACCAAAATTTACTTAATAGTCCTCCAGAAGATAAAGAACAAAATGTTATTTTTGAAATAAGTGATGTGCAAAACGATAAAACAGAAGACGATCAACCAGTTAATGAGAATGATGAACCTGTTAAAACAACAGGTAAAAAGAGAGGAAGAAAACCTAAAGGTGGTAAAATTATTCAACAAATAATATCTACTGCAAGCATCAAAGAAAGTAAACCAAATATAATTTTACATTTAAAATGTTCTATGAAAGATTTACAACATAACCTAATAGAAAATAATATAAATGGTTATGATTTTACATCATATAAAAAAGAATTGTTATATGAAATTATTTCAAATAATCATAGTAATAATAATCAAACTGTGATAAATTCAACCTTAACACAATCTCTTTCAGAAGAAACTTCAACAAAACACGATTATTACGACGAAGATTATTGCGAAAATGAATCATATGTGTGTAAAAAAAATGATATGAAAGATTTATGGAAAAAACTGAAAAATTTAGAGTATAGTTTACATCTTAATAATATAAGTGATAAAAAATCCGCATGTTTTTGGTGTACATATGAGTTTGATAATCCTCCTATATATATACCAAAACATTTTATTAAGGAATCATATCATGTATACGGCTGTTTTTGTAGTCCTGAATGTGCAACAGCGTATCTAATGGAAGAAAGTATTGATAGTTCAACAAAATTTGAAAGATATCATTTATTAAACCATATTTATTCAAAAATATATGGATACACGAAAAATATTAAACCTGCACCAAATCCTTATTATATGCTTGAAAAATTTTATGGAAATTTAAACATACAAGAATATAGATCATTGTTAAAAAATGAACGTTTATTTTTAGTTGTAGATAAACCATTAACACGAATATTACCAGAACTTCATGAAGACAATGACGATTTTATAATTAACAATAAAATCATTCCTTCCAATACATATCAAATCAAAAAAAAAATATTGAATAAACAAACTAAAAATACTATATTAAGTGAAAAATTTGGATTACATTAAAAGTATAGAATTATATTTTTTTGTTTCTTTATTATATAAATTTTATAATAAAGAAATTTATGACAAATGAAAATACATATAATAGTTGGTTTAATGAAAATAGTAATGACAATATAATTATTTATATTTTTAAATATATCGTATCTTATTATAAACAAATATTACTGCTTATTTTAGCTATATTAACAATAATAGCAGTTGAAAATTTATATTTATATAATTCATTAAGATTTGGCGCAGTTAATTTCATTCCTGGAATGCCAAATCCAACACTACCTATTCAACCAAATTCTAAGAAAAAGAAGAATACAAAATAACAAAAATATCATTAATTACAATTTAGTTTCGTCGCGTTCTTTTCTTTCATTATAATCTCTCATGGAACTATCCAATCTATGTCTAATTTGTCTATAGATCTCTTGATTAACAGATCTTATAGGTTGATCTTTTTTTTTTGAAACACCCAAAAATGACCTAATCACTTCTAGATGGTCTCCATTAAATGCAAGCAGTTGTTCTTTTGCTTTTTCTTGACTATAATCAGTTTGTCGCATTATTATTTGAATTTTATCTTCTAATTCATTGTTTTCAATTAAAGAAATATTGTCGGCCATATATGAATAAAATAAATTATTTTTTAAATCATATTAAACGAATAGTTATATATAAAATTATCATTAGTATAATTAATATGTCTAATAATGATAATACAGAACCACTGCTTATTAAATTAAGTGATATAAATACAATTGTTAAAAATAGTGTTCAAGATGTTGTTAAAGATTTCATGGAAAGACATACATTATTAGAACAAACACATGATGTACTTGTTAATTTACCGGTAGTTAAACAATATTATGCAAATAAAAAAGAAGAAAATAACAATGACAAAAATAATGAGAATAATGACAAAACCAATAATGAGATTAAAAATATTACAACACTAATAGGCGAAGTATTTGATAAACTTTCTTCCCAGATAAATGAATTAAAAAACGAAATTGATTACTTAAAAATGCTACAAAATCAACCAAAATATGGTTATGTAAATATTGTTGAAAATGAAAATGAACATGAAAATATAAAATTAGAACTTGTAGATATCAAACAGGAACCAGGAGTTTGTGATTTAACAAAAGTTAAAGATATTATAAACGATGTAGAAGAGGTAGAAGAAGAAGTAGAAGAAGAGGTAGAAGAAGAGGTAGAAGAAGAGGTAGAAGAAGAGGTACAAGAAGAAGTAGAAGAGGTAGAATCTGTAGAAACAGAAACAAATGATGTTAACAACGATCAGGAGGAAGAGGAAGAGGAAGAGGAATTAATAGAAATTGAAATAGATGATATTACTTATTGTACAAATAATGAAGACAACGGTATTATTTATGAGTTAGATAAAGAAGGAAATGTAGGCAAAAAAGTCGGTTATTTGAAAGACGGCGACGCATATTTTGATTAAATAATAATATTTACAAATACAAAAAAATAATATAAATTATTTATATATGGAACAATTATGTGCTCCAGCATTTATTTATTTAGTTTTTTCCTTAACTCAAATACTTATTGATTCGTTTAAAGGTCTATATAATACTGCACTAATAAAAATTATTGTAATGTTTATGATTACTTTCCTTTTACAAATATTATGTAATCGTGGACTATCTATAATTTCTTGGATAATTGTATTTGTTCCTTTTATATTAATGACTGTTATTGTAACACTGCTTTTATATTTTTTTGGTTTAAATGCTGATACTGGTGAAATTAATTATACATGCAAAGATAAAAAAGAAAATAAAGAATGTGAACCTGTAAATCCAAAATATCGCACAGATGAGTATGGAAATATAATTATTTATGATCCATATCATGAAGCAGTAAACAACCCAGTTTATTATGATGCGCCAAATATTATTGTACCAAAACCGTTAGAATTTCCAAAATATATAAGCAAATAACTTAAAAAATAAATGCATAATTATTTATAGATTATTTTAAATAATTATGGTAATGAATTTTAACACATTCACTAACTATTTCTTTTATTTATTTGTTTGCTATCAATATTGTAAATATCATTATCCAGAAACTACGGAAAAATTTACAATCATCGCATTATATAATTGTATTTATTTCTATAGTAAATTGGAAATTATTGTTAAGAAAAATGCTATAAATTCACACAATTTTTTATTGCAATATGATAAATATCAGAATTTATTAACCACTTTATCTAAGATAAAAACAAAGATGGATATTATCAAAGAAACGTTATCAGAATACATATTACAAATTACTAATGGTGATTCCGTTTTCAATTTAAAAATTCCAGAATCAACTGAGAAAATAACAATTGATTTCATTTTGGGCAATGAAAATATGATTTCATTTGGTAAAAATGAACTTTTAAATGAATATTTGCCATGTTTATTATCTAAAAAAGATGAAGTAATGGACTATGATTTTATTATTATAAATAGTAATGAAAATTTGAAAAAAATAATTACTGATCATGAATTACTCAATGATGAAACTATTTTTAATGTAGAACCATTTTTATACAAACCACTGTTATGTGAGTTTTTAAATGGTGATGAAGTTATTAAAATTGATTTTAGTGATAATGCAAAATTCTATGATTTTTTGGTTGTAGGAAATTCTTTTGACAAAAAATTTTTGACTTATTTTATGAAAAAATATTATGAAATTGATGTGAAAGATGATTATGTATTAAAAATATTAGATAATAATGTTAATACTGTTTTATTTGAAAATACAGATATAATAAAAATTAATAATGATACAATTAGCAAATAAATAATAAAATAATAAATATATATATTTAAATAATTTAAAAAAAAAATGAAATATTAACTTATAATATGGACTCCCAACAACAGAGTACAATAATGACTGAAACTACTAGTTCTAATCCAATAGAAGAATTCCATATGTTATCTGACAGATGGACACTTTGGGCACATTTACCGCACAATACTGATTGGAGTATTAAAAGTTATATTCCGATTTATACTTTTGCTTCAGTTGAAGAAACAATAGCTGTAACAGAAACATTGCCGCCAGTTTTAGTTGAAAATTGTATGTTGTTTCTTATGAAAGAAGGTATTAAACCTACCTGGGAAGATCCGCAAAATAGAAATGGAGGATGCTTTTCATATAAAGTATCTAATAAAAATGTTGCAGCTGTTTGGAGAGATTTAACATATGTAGTGGTTGGTGGAACTATTAGTAACCAATCATCTTATGTAAATAAAGTAACAGGAATCACTATTTCACCAAAAAAAAATTTTTGTATTATTAAAATTTGGATGTCTGATTGTTCAAATCAAAATCCAAATGTTGTAACAAATGAATTGAAAGGATTATCATCACACGGTTGTTTATTTAAAAAACATACTCCTGAATACTGAGCAACTTTTGAGAAAAGTTGCGCAAAACCATTCTTAGAATCTATCTTTAGAAAATGTAGAGCCAAATTATTTTGCACCACTTTTTGAAAAAGTGGTAAGGTGGAGCCAAAAGCAACTTTTGAGAAAAGTTGCGCAAAATATTATTGATGTAAAATATATAGAAACTATATGATTGATATATATAAGTACTAATGTATTTATATATATTATTTTTTTTCTTCTTCATAGGAGGATCATTATGTGCAAATTTAAGTAAAGTTTCACAAGAAAGGATAAAATATATTATTCAAAATCCAGGAACTACATACGAAATGCGCGAAAAAATTAATACCATATTATTTAATAGTTATAAGGATTGGGCGAGTACAAAAGCTATTCAGTTCAAACTTTTGCACAAAAATACATGTACTCATATCAAACAAGATGAAATGATATCTTATGCCTTATTTGGGTTATATCAAGGAATACAACGATATAATGGAAACAACACATTTATAACATATGTTGATTATTATATAAAACATCAGTTACAACAATGTACTAGACAATTATTACCGATCAACGCGTTACCAAAAACTTATCTAAGAAAAAAGAAAACACGACAAGAATATAATAAATTGAATAATGTATATTTGAAACCAATATATATTGGGATGGATCATTATTTGATGGAAAACACAATATATAATTCCATATATTCTAATAAAAATAATTGGTTTGAAACCGAATATGATATAAAAGTGAAAATAAAATTATGGGAAAAAATACGTGAGTTGCCACCATTTCAAATGAGAATAATGTATTATAAATATTCAACTGATTTTGAGAAGTTGCGTTCCAATCATGAAATTGCAGAAATAATGGAATATTCCCCACAAACTATTCGTGTAAATTTATTAGACATCAAAAACAAATTATTACCGTTTATTCAATAATTATTTCGGAACAGGGAATGGTCTTTGATTTTTTTCAATCACTAAAGGTTCAGGGACATAGACAGATCCTTTTTTGAAGGTATTAGACCAACACAGTTCTTTTAATTCTGGTACAAAAACTGGTGCAGGGTTTACTAAATTAGTGGAATTTATTCCAAATAAAAAAGATTCTATATCCGGTGCATTGTAAGACATTTGATTCGCAGGTATTTGAGCAGGTAAAAGCCCTGTGCCAGGTAATCTTGTCTCATAAGCTGCACCATATTGTGAATTAGGATACAAAGTATAATTAGTAGATCCTTTATATTGATTTTGTTCTAAACAATAATTTCCAGGGGTATTTTTATTACGTGTTGAAGCCATTTTATATAATTATTATATTATATTTATATAATAATTATTTTTAACATTTTAACATTGTAATTGTTTTTTTAATAAAATCAAACTTTCATTACAAATGCTTCCTTGTTTTATAAATTCACAAATACATGGATAAAACAAATCAAGGTGATCATATGAAAATAATATCATAAATTTTTCTATATTTGGACAAATTTTTTGAATATTTACATCTGTAACCATAATAGAATATAATTTATTTATCTTTTCAACAATAATATCTTCTAAAAAGTCATCTAACCCAAAAATACATAGTAAATCATATTTGTATATAACATCATGTAATTGTTCTTTTTCTTCATCATCTGCTATATTAAACTTTTTGTATAATAATGGATCACTGTATGTAATTTTATGATTCAAACTGACTATATTATTATCCATAATGATAATTACAATATATTATTTATATTATTTTATTATTTACAGATTTTTTGTAGATTTTATTTATTATTAATTATTAATGAGTAATTTAACAAATGATCAAAAAGAACGAATAGAACAATTTTATGATAGTCGTGTACCCAACACTTCTGGAATTTCAACTCATAATTTATTGTGTAGTGCACTGAATTCTATACACTCTGATTATTATGAAGAAATAACTAATCATGTAAAATGGTTGACCACACTGATATTATTAGTAGAAAATATACCTATTTGTGTTTCAATATCTGCTTATGGAAAAAAAAATAACGTTTATAATCCACTTATTTATGTAAATAACCATTTTGAACATACTACACAATATTCACGCAACGAAATTGTTGGACAAAATTGCAATTTTTTACAAGGAACCTTAAATCAAGCTGAAATACATACCAAAAATAATATTAGAGATGTTATATATTCAGGAAAAAATGGTAAATTTTTAATTACCAATATAAAAAAAGACGGAACACAATTTCGTAATTTATTACATTTGTTACCAATAAAGTATGATAGTGGTGAAATATGTTACTATATGGGGATACAAATAGATCTTACCGATCCTAAAACGCCATATGAGTATATATTATTAGTAGATGATTTAATTAGTGTAATTCCAACGGAAATAGAGACAGGTGACGATAGTGATACTGATATTCCAATGTATTTTTCTAACATGATTGAACTTATTGGTTCATTCAAAAACAACATGAAATATACATCTTAAAAAGTTGAATGTTTATTAAAATAGTCAGCATCTCTTGTTAATTCACGAGATGGAACACCACCGCGAATCCAGCCTTCGGAAGCAACACCTTCAACACAGTTAGCAGGATTTGTTATTTTTTCTCTAATAGCAGGTAATAAAGGAGTAGAATGATAATTGGCATAACTTTTTTCACTCAGATTTACAACACTTTTTTTATTTACAATTTGTTCACCTTGTAAAATTTGTGATTCAATTACAGGATTTACAGATCCTCTTCCTAAATATGGTACCGTAGCAAAAGGGCGTTGAAATAAATCAATATGACATTTTGGATGTGTTTGAATACTGCCAATCAAAAGATCAGACGAATCATCAATATTACATCCTCCAGCACCACTTCCATAACCTCCTTTATAAAAAACGCCTGGTTGGGTAGTAGCAAGTTCTTTTGGATTTTTCATGGAACAATCCGAAGCAAAATAATTCTGTAACATATAATTTGCATATTCTACGTTTTGAATATCTGTTTGTGATTTACAACAGTCATCTAAACCAATTCTTGACATGTTATCAAAGGTATAACTAAAAACATTTTCCATTTATATTATTATATATATAATAATATAAATTTTATCTAAATAAATGTATTTATTATTTTTCTTAATATAAAATGTATCTATAATTATCTTGGACTCTTGCAAATGCGCCTTCAGGTGTACTTTCTTTACCAGAATATTTCATATCATCATATAAATATTTTGCGTAAGCACCTTGATCATTAGCAACACGTGTATTGGGAGTACTATAAAAAACACGATTAGATTGATCTAATTCAAAATTATTCCATAAATCACCAAATAATTGTTTGTTTGTATTATTGATACCAGGATTTACAAATTGCACAGTTTTTTTTATGTTTTTTGTAATTTTTTGATCTACCTCTGGATTAAAACTAGGTGGTGCTGCTTTTCTCTCTGGATCGTCCATAATATCAGTAAGAAGAACATTACTAAATGGATTGTGTTTATCTCCTTCTTTGAATTCAGTACTAATAACACTCTCTAAAGTTACTGGGTTTGTAATTTGCTTACTATTTTTATCAAATAATCCTGTTACTTGATTACCCTGAACATCAAAACCTTCTTTTTTTAGTGTCTCCTTATTCATTTTTGGTTTGCGCATTTTATAAAAAACAAAAATTAATCCTATTGTTATCACTCCAATAATCAATAATCTCAAAGATTTGCTTATTATAAATCCTAAAACTGTAATTATGATAATTAATCTTGTAATGGAATTTATTTTTTGATCATAATTCATATTATTAGTAGGCCATAATTCAAGAATATAATCTTTATTAAATAAGATTGTTGGATCATTTGCCCAAATTTCTTGTGTTGTCATTTATATATATCCACTTTTAAAAAAAGTAGAATAATATCTAAATTTTCATCTAAATATTAAAAATATACTTTTTCATAGATAAATAAATGGTTTTGGTTCAATATCAATATCAATATCAATAGTCTTATTATTGTTGTTATTGTTATTATCCAACAATGAATTAAAAAAATATCTATCTATTATTTTGTATTCACAATTTTGTGGTATAGTTCCAAGTTTTTCACATAATTCAAAAAATATTTCTAGATATTGATTGTTGTTTTGATATTCTCTACATGTATATAAATCAAATGCTAAATGATTTTTCTCTGGAAAAGTATGTACTGATAAATGTGATTCTGAAAGTAAAAACAGAAAGGTACAACCTTCTGGATAGAAATCATAATCTATTTCACCTAAAATAGTATAATTGTTATTTAGACATATATTTTTACACATTAATTTCAAATCTAGTTTACTGTTTAATAATTTAATATTTGTTATTCTTTTAAAATCACAAATGAAATGCTTTCCTGAACTATTTTTATCTTGAAACATAATAAAAATTATATAATTATATTACTTTTACTTTTATATTTATTTTTTATTTTTTGATTTTTTCTTTTTATTTGTATTATTATCTGAATTACTATTTGGGTTTGCATTTCGTGGTGTTTTTTCAGGTTTTTCACATTTACTAAATAAACTAATTAATTCTTCTTCGGTCATAGCTGGTTTTACATTTGCTTGTTGTTCTTGCATCTTTAATTGTGCTTCTTTCATGGCTTTGTTCATTTCAGATTTTGATTGCATTCGTTCTTTCATTTTCGCTAGTTTCATTTTCTTATTTAATTCAGCTTCCATGGCTCCATAATTAATTTTACCACCTTTTCCTAACCCTGATGCAGACATACCCATTTTACTCAACATTTCTTGAATACCATTCATACCTGGCATATTTTTCATTTTATTCATTATTTCGGTTGCTTCTGCAATTAATTCACTTTCTTTAATTTCACCTGATTTGATTCGCGTATCTAATTTTTCCCCAACATTTTTAACTAATCCCATTAGTTTTCCAGGGTTTTTAATTATTTTATTAAAAACCTCTTTCATGTCAGTAGATCCATTTGCATCTATACCTAAATCTAGATTTTCAGCAGTTTCTTCTGCAATTTCTTTAGCTAATTTACCTAATTTACCTTCTAACATACCTGTAATGTGATCATGTAAATTTTCAGGGTTTGGTAAATCATCCATATTTAAATTGGAACCAAAACTACCTTCTTTACCTTCCGAATCCTCATCATCCTCTGAAGATTTCATATTAAAAACCTCCTGCATTTTCATTAAAGTTTCTTCTAGTTTATTCTTAAAATCGCTTTCATTAATGGCTTCAAATAATTTTGCACTATCTCCAAATGCATCTTTATTATCTACTGTACTAATAATAGAAAACATGATCAACTGTAAATATTTCCATATTGTTTCTCTCGTTTTATCGGATATATCAAATTGCCATAAATCTTTAAAATGAATATGTGGTAAAAATTCCGTATCTGTTGTAGAATCTTCTTTAAAAATCTCATCATTTTGGTAAAGTATTTCAAAAAATTTGGTTGGATATTTTTTTTGACAAAAAGAAAATAAAATCTCAATACTCTTTTTCTCAGTTTCTTGTATAGTTTTAATTCGGTCTTCTTCTTCTTCTATGTAATCAAAATTAGACGGGTCTTTCCACCATTTATTAATAATTGGTGAATACTCTGGAAATGTTGTCTTTATATCACTAACAAAATCTCTGATTACTTTGGAGAACTCTTCTGGAATTTCTTTTTTATCTGTACTGGACATATTTATATGTTGTATATAATTTTATTTTTTTAAGTATATCTTTTTGTAAATAATATTAAATTATTTTATTTACAAAAAATTAGTTGTTATATAAGATACATAGTTTTGTTAAATTTTGAATATATTTCATAGTTTTATCACGATTTTCTTGTGACATATTTCTTATTGGTTCGCGTAATCTATCAATACCTTCCATAATTTTATCAGAAGAATCTATTTTTGATAAATCACTAGAATAATCCTTATCTATAAAAAAAGAAATATCACCTTTTTCTATTTTGTCTTTATAAGCATCAACTATATTTTGTTTCCATATTTTAATAATCATTTTTGGATTTGCTTTTCTTATCATCATTAAAGAATTTTTAGCAGTTAAAACATCCACATTCTCAGGGAAAACGGATTGTACATCTGAAATAAATTCTACAAAATGATCATTAAATGCAGTCAATATATTATGTGTTGACATATTATTATAATTAAAATTATAATTGTAATTGTATTTAAACCAGTTTCATATAAATATAAATATCAATTTATGTTTATAATTAAGAATTTAGGTATTTTTATAATCATTAAATACCCATAGGAGGACGGTTACCAGATATTTTGTGTAAATCTTCATCCCGCTGCTGTTGTAATTGTTCTACTGTTAAACCTTCTGGTATCTTATTTGATTTTTTATAATCAAAATCATCTGTTGGACATTGTATACTCATTTGATTACTCATATTCAGATCCACATAATTATGCATTTGTCTCATTCCACCATTTCCTGTAGCCTTTAATGATTCAGCATCCATGTCTAAAAAACTATATTGGTCTGATACTACATCACTAAAACCACCACCGCCAAATGAAAAGGCCATGGGTTCCATATTATTTTGCGTTGCTTGTTTCACCATTCTTTGTTGTGCAGGTCTAAAATGTTCTAGAATAGAATCACCATAAAGAACATTGTAACCTTGTGTTAATAATAATAGAGCAGGTACTCTATTAATGTTATCAGGCATTAATATCTTATTACCATTTTCCAGAATAATAAATGTTTTATTATTATTATCTTTTACTCTTTTGTCTATGCATATAAAATGAATATCCTTCTTAATATCTGTTTTAGATAAAGTTTGTAAGAGTTTTCTAGAATGTTCGCAAAAATTACTGTAATATAAAATTGTACTCATTTAATATATAAATAAATGTATGTTTATTTAAATTATTTTTAACTAATTTTAAAAAAAAATGATAAATTAATTCAATATAAATATAAAGTATTATTATAACTAGAACTATGAATCCTCATATTGAAATAAAAAACAAGAAGGATGAAATGTTAAGCTTCACATTAAGTGGAGTTAATGTGAGTATTGCTAATGCGATTCGTAGAACCATTTTATCGGATATACAAACGGTCGTATTTAAGACATCTCCCTATGAAGAATGTAAAGCAAATATTATTACAAATACATCACGATTAAACAATGAAATATTAAAACAGCGTTTAAGTTGTATTCCTATTCATATACCTAATTTTGAAGAAATAAATTTAAAAAATTATTCATTAGAAGTAAATGTGGAAAATACTACAGATACTACAATATATGTAACCACACAAGATTTTAAAATTAAAAATTTATTAACCGATTCTTACTTAAGTGAAAAAGATACAAGAAATATTTTCCCTCCAAATGATTATACTGGTTATTTTATTGATTTTGTTAGATTACGACCAAAACTTTCCGATGATTTACCTGGAGAAAAATTACATTTAACATGTGAATTTAGTGTATCTAATGCAAAGGACGATGGAATGTTTAATGTAGTTTCTACATGTTCATATGGCTTTACACCAGACGATGTAGCAATTGACACTGAATTAGCAAAAAAAATTCAAGGTTGGAAAGATGAAGGAAAAACAGAAAAAGAAATAGATTTTGAATCTAAAAATTGGAAGCTTTTAGATGCTTTGCGTATTGTTAAAAAGGATAGTTTTGATTTTATTGTACAAACAATTGGTGTATACAGTAATATAGAAATAATACATAAAGCATGTGATATAATTAATAAGCGTTTAAATGATTTAGAATTATTGATCAATGCGGATGAAGTAGAAATTAAAACTTCACTTAATACCATGTCTAATTCTTTTGATATTAAATTACAAAATGAAGATTATACGATTGGAAAAATGCTAGAATATATTTTGTATGAAAAATTCTTTGAAGGTACTAAAATTTTATCCTTTGTTGGATTTAAAAAATTCCATCCTCATGATATTGAAAGTACAATTCGTGTTGCATTTAAAACACCAATGGATGTGTCTAGTATCAAAGGATATCTACAAGAATGTATACAAGACGCTAAAAACATTTATGCAAAAATTAAAAAAGGATTCTTGAAAGCAGATTAACATAACTTTTATAATTTTACAATTTATAACATTTCAAACGCCGATAGTTTTATAAAATATATTAAAAAAGTAAAAACATAAAATCATTTGAAAATATGGATATAATAATTTTCTATAATTTAATTTATATGTTATATCATAATTATAACATAAATATAATATGCATGTTGGAATCAAAATTATATAATTTATGTTTGTTGTTCTTTTATTTACAATAATTACGGAAAATATTCTTAGTAAATTATTTACATTATAAAAAACGTAATACTGTTTTTCGTTTATAAATAAATCACTAATATCCTTCACATTTTCTGGATCATTTCCTAACATATAATTTTTATTTTCTATTTTTTTTATTATATAAGAAATAATACATTCATCTTTACATATTATCCAAGAAAACGGAATAGATACAAAACTAATTATATATAATTTATCAAGAAAAATATTTTTTCCTATAATAAAACCATATATATTTTCAACTATCATTCCACATAAATGAATTATTCCAACATATTTACCTATATTATAATTCATAACATAGGTAAATAAATTATCCTTATATTTTGTCGGCATTTTACACCTTTTAACATTTCAAACGCCGATTTTATATAATTAGTTAAAAATAAAATTATGTATAATATATATGGCATTAAGATATAATATAAAAAATAATATAGATACTAAAACATATATTTATTTTAAACCAACTGAAAGCAATGATTTAGATGATATAAAGTTATTGCTTGAAAACCTTGAAAACGATGATAAAATTGTTGTATATCCTAATAATGAAGATGTTAATCAATATAACTCTTATAAAAATGTAAAAAACTATATTTATAGAAAAATTGAAATTGGATTTTTATGTAAAGGATTAAATCCTGATTATATATTAAAATCTTTTGATAATGTTGATGCTGTAGTTATTATTGGTTCTTCAATAAATATATTACCAAATGGAAATATATATGGGTTTGCCCTAATAAACTTTAATCAAGAAAGTAATTCAATATACATTGATGTTATTTGTTCTCGTACAGGCATAGAAGGTGCTGGAGGTATTTTAATTAATAAAATAGAAGATATAAGTAGAAAACTTTTTATAGACAGTATACTCTTAACATCTGTTGATAGTGCCATTCCATTTTATGAATATTATGGTTTTACTAAATTTGAAAGCTTATGTGATGATATGTGTGTGATGATAAAGCATATAAATAAAAAATTTGGCGGGAAAAGAAAAACAAACAAACAAAGAAAAACAATAAAATTTAAAAAAACAAAAAAAAATCGGCGTTTGAAATGAGAAAAGGTTTAAAATTTTTTATACTGAACAACATGTGTATGATTTACCGGCAATTGGATTACCAACACAACCTTGACCTTGTTGATATGTACATACATTATCCGTAAAATAATAATTATTGGTTCCTAGTTGAGATGCACAATAATTACACATCCAAGCACAACCGGTACCTGAACTTACTGTAAATTGAACACAATTATTACTTCCACTTACGCGATTTTCAGCATCACATACTTCATTACGTTTTCCATAGGCGTTATCTGTATTGGATAAAAATACAGCAGCCAAAGCTATAAAAGTTCTTAAGAATTTCATATTATAATTTTTAATATGAAATTTTATTTAAATGTTTTTATGAAAAATGATTATTACACTTGATAATTCTTTGTAATATCATCTTCATGTTTTTTAATATTATAATTTAAACTGCGCATTAATAATGAGGTTTGTAAACTATTCACATATTCAATTACAATTGTAATATTTACAAATAATCCTTGCGCTTTTAAATCAGTTTTGTATTTTTCGTGAATATTGAACATATGATTTCTATACTGTTGTGAAAATTCTTTCAATGGTTTTTCTTTTTTAATATAACATGAAATATAATTATTATAAAGAGTGTTTGTAAATAAATGAACTTGATCTCTAAAAAATGAGAATTCTTTTTTATTTTCTGGAAATAATTTTAAAAAATCATTCATTTTTCCTTTTCTTCTTAAATTTAAATATTGATATTGAAGTTTTCTTTTATTACCTCTGAGATGTCGTACTTCTTCATATACAGGATTTCTTATCTTAGTTCTATGACCAGTTTTTTTATTATATAATACAAAACCTAGCTTATCATAAGTAGTATTCATAGACGCATATTTATCAATCAACTCACTATATTCTTTGAATGAATATATTTCAGGAAATTTAATATTTGTGGTAAGCCATGGCGTAATATTGGACTGCAAATCCGAAGTAAAAATACTAATATTATTTTTATCAGTATTATCTACATAGTAAATTGCAACTAAATATAATTGTGAGCTTTTATGTGGAATTACAATATGATTACTTGGGTGCTGTAAAACAAAACTGTAAGAAAAATTTTTATTTAGAGCTTCTAAAAATAAATTATTTTCTTTTGCTGCTTCCAAAAACATAGCCCGAAAGGTTTTATTATTGTTTCTATCTGAATTATTTAATCCATTTGTTGCACCTACTATATTTCTAGTTGCAATTTCCCAACCACCAGTAAGTCCAATAGTTTCATCAAAAAACACATTTATCATAGTACCTTCTACAAACTCTTGAGCAACAATGTCCTCGTTTGGATCGGGATATAATGAAAAAAACATTTCCGCTTTCAATGATTTAGGTGGTGCAAAACTAACTACATTTCCTTTACTATTAATTATTACGGATCTACACAAACCATAACTATCAGCTAAATCATAATTTAGTATTTGTTTATCATATGTAATGATTTTATATTGCTGATTGTTCTCTGTCTTACATTCCAATTTATTTAATTTAAGAATATTGGAAGTATTATTTTCATTGTTATGAAGTAATTCATTAAAACCTGGAATATTACCTAGATTTACACTTAACACACCAGACATTTTTATTTAATATAATTAATTATCTTTAAATATTATCAATATAGTTTTTACTTAAGCATAAAAATATCTAACATTATTATAGAATATCCTTAAGAATATTATTATGTTTAATATATTCAGTAATAAAGAAAATAAAGAGGAAAAAGAAAACAATGATAATACAGAAAAAAAATCTAACAATGAAAATGATGTTTCAATACAATTACAGTTAGGGGATATAATTGAGATTCATGATCCAACAAATGATAAATTAAATCAACAAATTTTTTATATTGATTACATTGATCAAACTAAAATGATGTTAATAAATGAAAATACATTAGAAACACTAAAGTTAAAAATAAATGAAAATGGTCTCATAGGTGATGGTACTATAACAAAATTAATTATCAAAAGTAGGAGTAAGGAGAAAGGGTATGCAAGACAAAAAAATTTGCTACCAGGAACATGTGTGAATATATATTTTGGCGGCGATTTACCAGTTATTATAACAGGTGAAATAACCAATTTAGAAAATGATATGATAGAAATCACCTTGGTAGATGATGATGTTATTTATATAAATTTTGACTACAAAGGTATTCCTGAAGATTTACCTATTGAAATGTTTGAAATAAGAGAGAAACCTTGCAGTCGTAGTCAAGAAAAAGAAGAAAAAGAAGAAGTTCCTGAAATTACAGAAGTTATTCCAGAGTTAGTAGAGGAAGAAATCACTCGTAAAGAAACTGTCCCACCATTACAATTAGAAGTTCCATTAAGTGAAGTTAAAACAAAAATGAGAGAATTTATTATTAAAGCAGATCAAATACAATTTGGGAATGAAGTACTTGGACCAATAGTACAATTTGTAGATGTATACGGTAAGTCAGAAAGGTATAGCATAGAAAATCAAACAAATGATTTATTAGACGAATTATTATCAACTGTTCCTAATCAAGAGAGAACAAATCGTGTTTTGAATAATATTCATAATATTATTGATCGTTTTGTGCAATTAAGAACACAATTTTCTACGTTTGATGAATATGGTAATGTAAGTGGTTCTATTGTCTACAAACCAGATTATAAACCACTTGTCCAATTTTTCAACAATTTTAACAAAAACTTATTTTGGATTTTACCAATTGTAAAAAATATTAAAAAAACCTATGTTGATAATTCGTTATTAGCAGAAGATGAGTTCTATGATATAAATAATATTAATTTAAATGAAGATCTAGATAAGATAAAAATATTAGTTGAAAATTATAAAACAAACACTTTACCGAATGAACAAAACAAATATTCGTCTTTTTATAAAGAAGTAAATCCTTATTTTACACCATTTGATAATATAAACGAGGAACAATTATCTGATATATTAATTGAAAAAGTAACAAATAGTGATATGAATGTAATTATTGACAACTTAGGTGACTTTTATTCCAGTGTTTTTCGTAACAATTTATTGAATACACAACGTTTTGTAATACAAAAGTATAATTTAGGCTTAACTAAATTAGAAGCTACTAACTTAAAAGGAAGCCGCTTTGAATCTGTACGGGTTAAATTAACGCAACCAGACGAATTATATTTAAAATCTATACTAACCTTACCTGAACCTTTTATCCGATTTTCCCAAATTAACTTACCAGGAACTAATATTTTGAATCGTGCAAACTTGAATAGTATTTTTATAAATTATTGGCAACTACTCAAAAATAATACAAATGTTGAAGTAATAACAGTTGATAATTTGAACAACAATATTGAATATAATGAAAATAATTTTGTAAATAACATTAAAAATTATATCAATACTCTCTCTGAAGAGGATAAAAAAGGTCTTACTAAAGGTGAAATATATAATCAATTTATAGATACCATAATTCCTAGAACACGTATTCTATTTAATTTAATGAAAAAATATATTATAGGGAAATACTCCATAATAGATGTTGTAAGCTACCTAGAACCATTTTTAATTTACACTGATAATTTGACATACCAACAGTATAGAGATATTGTTAGTTTTATTTATGAAAAAATTTCATCCTATAATAAAAATTTAATTGAACGAAGTAAACTTTTTTATAGTTTGAAAAATTTAAATATGAATGCAAAACAATTACCTTTTTCATCCTTTCCTGTTATCAATATTGTTTCTGATAAAAATGGTAAACGAAGAGAGTTGTTTGACGATTATGATATTGATGTAGATGACAAAATAAATCAATACACAAACAACGAAATTTTAAGAAAAATTATTTTAAGAGATTCTTCGCAATTGTATTCTACTACTATTATTTTACAAAATCTACATTTAAGATATCCGGAACAATTCACATCTATATTTGAAGATCAAAAAGTAGAATTAGATAAAAGCATTAAAAATGAAATGGAAGAAAGTTCAAAATCATGCAAAAAAAAAGTAATTGCCAAACTTTATTTTAATAGAGAAGAGTTATTAAATGATAATGATAAACAGATTTATTTTGACAAAAAATATGATGATACTAACTATGGTATTATAGATGATTATGAAAAAGATATGTTTTCCAAGACTCCAGAAGAATTTATTCTATTTCTAACTAATAAATTAGAATCTACTTTAAAAATAACTCGCGAAGATGCGGATTATTTGGCAGATACATTGATTAATGGTTTTAAAAAAGTAATTAATGGTCAATATGCAATACTTAAAAAAATAAATAATAATAATGTAGAATTTGAATATTATGTACGTAAAAATAATAAATGGGAACTAGATGCTGACTTTGATGTTGGATCTGCAAATAGAGAAGATGGTATTTCTGATTCAAATATATTATGTAATTTACAAGAAAAATGTATTAGTGTCGCTGAAAAAAATGTATATGAAAATGGTGATAAGTGTGAAACAATCGCATTAGATAAATCCGAAATAAAAAATGCTGCTCTGAAAAATATTTTAAATGAGTTTGATAAAAAATATAATGAAACGAAACAAGAATTTGAAGAAAAAATTAATAAAAAATATACTTTTTTATTTGAAAACATAAATATTTTAACAAAAATTAAGAATGAGCATTACTTAAAATACAACAATCAAAAATACAGATTAGGTTATCAAATAGATAATGGTGATGGTGTAGATTCATTAAATGCAATAGTTATCTCTCCTTTTGCAAAATATAGAGATTTGATATTGGGACAAAAAGATTTTGTCAAGCAACAACAAGATATAATCAAATTTGTTAATACATGCACACGTTCTTTTATTGAAGATGGATTAGGACCATTAGGTAAGAAAGAAACACCTCACTGGTTATATTGTATAGAAACTAATACAGAATTATTACCAACTTTTAAATATAATCTAGCTTCTGCATATTTAAATGATAACTCAAATTATGCCAACGTAATAGAAATCACTAAAAAAGATATTGGTGTGATAAGCGATGATGGTGATAAATGGGTTGATAAATATAGCGGTTATACTATTCAATATATAGATTTTAATGTAGAAGAAGGTTATGAAGGCGGATTTAAAATTATATCTCGTGGTGTAGTAGAAGAAGATGCAGGAAGTAAAATATTAAAACATAAAACATTGAAAGAAAATCAAGTTTTACATTTAGATAATCCAGAATCTATTATGATATCTAATATTGTAACTACTTTATCAGTTGCAATGGGTATTAATATAGAATATCAAAAGGATTTTATTATTAACTGCGTAAAAGAAGTATTGAAATTAACAATGCCTAATGAAGAGGACTACAAACAAAAAATTAAAGCACTTTCCAATAAGCCTAGTACAACTGCTAAGGCACCAATGAGTTATGAAGATTTATATTATACAAGTATTTTGTATTATACCTTAGGTATGTTTTTAATAGCAGCACAAACAAGTATTCCTTCTTTAAGAACACGAAAAACATTCCCTGGGTGTGTAAGATCATTTACTGGTTTTCCTTTTGATGGTATTGGTGATATGACAAGTGTACGTTATTTGACTTGTATTTGCTATCAAATTAGAAAAAATATAGCAAAACCATGGTATGTCTTAAAAAATTCAAAGGAAGAATATATTGAAAAGAAAATTGTACTAGTAATAAATGAATACTTATTAAAATTATCCGATGTCAAAAGAAAAATAGATGAAAAGAATGAATATTTATTAACTCAACCTCCAGACGAGATACCAAAAGAATACGATGTAGCTAATTGGACACAGTTTTTACCACCTTTAATACCATTTAAAATAAAGAATTTGATCAATATTTCTACTGAATTCAAAAGAAGTTTATTGGATAATATAAAATCGGGAAGTAAAAAACAAAATGAACAAATATTAGTAATACATTCAAAGATAATCCAATTTTCTTTAGCGATTCAAGAGAGAATAGAAGAAATAGTGAAAAAGAAGGATCTAATATTAAGTAAAATGAATAATGAATATTATCTAGAAAATGCTTGTTGTCAAGAAAAAAATACAAATAAACTAACTACCATTGGTTATTTTGAAAGAGAAGATAGCAGAATCAGTGAATATAATGCTATTGTAACTAATTTATCTAACATAATTGAAGATATTAATGGTTATTCTAGAGCAGTATTACTTTATAGTCCTGTAAATACAAAAAATATATATCCGCCAATTAAAAAAGAATTTTCTGAAAAAACCATTTATTATGCATTTATTTATTACTGTAATTTTACTTCTTTATTACCTATACCTGAGAATATTTTACCATTATGTAATCAAAAACCATTAGATATTTTCAATTTAACAGACAGCAGGGAAGAAATTATAAAGAAATTAAAAGAAGCAGGAATTAATTATTCTTTAGAATCTTTCTTACGAATGTTGCAAATTATTTCAAGAAATAACTTAATTCATATTGATATTGATAACACAATAATACCATCATTAAGAAAATTTATATCTTTTTTAGAAGAAATTAAATCAGAAAGCAATGAAAGTGTTGTTTCACCTGAATTAATCAAGTTATTTTTAAATACTATGGATACGTTTGATATTGCAAAACAAGAAATAAGTAAAGAAACAAAAGATTTAAATAATTTTTTAATTGAAGAAAATGAATCTATGAAGCAAAATATAATAGATTTTTTGCGTCAAAACAAAGGGAGGGAAATTTCAAGAAACAAATTAAATGAGGTCATTTCATTTATTAATAATTTATCCAAATGGTCTGATACTACGAATAATACAAAATCTACCTTATCCAATGATGGTGTTTACAATTGTATAAATTTTTTCAAATCTTTTATCCATAATTTTATAAATATTTTTCCAAATATTATTTTAAACAAGGTAGATTATAAAGAAAATTATATTCAAAAATATTTAGGTCTCTCCAAATTTCACGAGAATAAAATTAAAAATATTATTAGTGATTATTATGAAAAATTAAGAGTATTTTATAATGTCCCTTTATTAATGAATACATTACAAAAAATACAACGTTCATGTAATAATTTATTAAAACTATCTCAAAATACACCTACTTTCGCGACAATAAAAAATATGAAAAATATAGAAGAATCTATTAATCCAATTTTTAATGAACGAACAAGTAAATTCTTATATGAATATTATTTTTTGAAAGTAGTGGATGAATATATTCGCTTGTCGGATGATCCTTCTATGATAGTTAAAAAAGTGGTACGTGAAAATATTGTAGGTGATTTAGTTTCTATTGATTATTTAGATGAACAAAATACTGGTATAGATATTAATGCTGAAATAGACGAGAGAACTGAATTTGATACCAATTTATTGAGTGGTGATAAGAAAGAATTAAAACAAAAATTAACGGGTTTACTAATTGAGTTCTTGCGTATTATGGATTCTTATAAAGAAATTGTAGACATATCATATGATCAAGTCGTTGATAGAATATTTAAATTAAAAGAAAAAGAGAAAAATATTATTACAGATAGATTGAAAGGAATGGACGATGAAGCTCGTGATGCGGATACAATATTAAAAGTAAATAAATTAGGTATTTGGAGCAAAGGTCTTCAAAAAGGTCTTACGACTTATGTAAAAGAAACATATGATGAAGAAAGAGAGTTTGTTGAACAAATGTTACAGTACGAGAGAAAAGCTGAACGAAAAATAAGAGAATCTAATATGGATGTTAATAATCTTGATTTCGTTTTAGATGACTTAATAGAAGAAACGGAAAGAGAAAATGAAATAGAACAAGAAGCCTACGATATAGGCGGTTATACAGAAGATTATATGGATGGTCAATTTGAAGGAGATGATATTGATTATAACGATTATGAAGAATCGTAATCAAAATAAATAATAAATAAATAAACTTAACTTATTTATTATTGTTAGTTTATGCAAAACACCCAATGTGTTTATTATATAGTTCTTTAAGATTACCATCAAAATCATGCATGAATTCAGCAATATTCATTGACTCTGTGAATTTTTTTCCAATGGTATTTTTATATTCATCTATTTGTGAAGGGCGATCTACCAATTTTTTAACCAAAGAAATATATTCTTCACTACTGTAAGTAACTAATTCATCTAATCCAGCATTTTTAAGAATAGAGCTACTGACATTATGAGAATGATAATCTTTATGGTACATCGTTACTACTGGAATAGAATTATATAACGAATTACAAGTTGTGGTTGTTCCACTATAAGGAAATGTATCTAAAACAACATCTACCATGGAAAATAATTTATTGTATCCATTTTCATCTAATTTTGTAATTAAAATTAATCTATCTTTACTAACATTCAAATTATTCGTATAATATTTTTGTCTTTCTAGTAAATCATCATAAGCCATTAATTTGATTAATAATTTTGTATTCGGACAAATTTCTAAAATAGTTTTCCACGTTTTAAATACTTCTTTTGAATTTTTTTTCTCGTTGTTTAAAGATCCTAATATAATGATATCCTTTGTTTTTCTAGGCGTGATCGGTGCTGTTTGATTAACAGAATCATAAAGTAAAAAACATTTTGGCATTTTTATCAATTTTTCTGAGTATTTTTGTAAAGAATTTGGATGATCTGAAATATTATCGGTAATTCTATATTGAATACCATGTAATCCAGTTGTGTTTGGATATCCTAAGTAAGCAATTTGAATCGGTGCTGGATTAATTGAAAAAATACCTAATCTACTATTATCTGTATAACCATTTAATTCAAACAAAATATCTATTTCACATTTATATATTAAATTCGCCACTTCCTCGTCTGTTAAATCAAAAATTGGATGACATGTTAATTTTAAATTTGTCATACCGCACCACGCGTCTTGTTTATTATAAAAAATAAATATTTCAAATTCATCTGTATTATGATTTTTTAAAATAGGTAGAATAAAATTAGAAACCGCATGATTAAAAAAATCACTTGAAACATACCCAATACGAATTTTTCTATTCTTAACATTTCTTTTACTATTAAAATCATATTTAACGATATTTGGATATAACGTATTTATAAATAAACATTTATTATAATGATTCATAATATCATGGTATTTGTAATTTTCAAGTGCAACAAAATTTTGAAAACATCCGAATTTTGTTTTAACACCTAAATTAAATTTTTCAGAAAGTTTAAATGCTTTTTCAGCATACACCATAGAATTTTCATGATCACATAAATTAGAATAAATATGACCAGTATTCATATATGTTGAAACCACAAAATCTTTATCAATTAATGAAACTGGTTCTGTAGTTGACTGTAATTTTATCATAAATAACAGTTGATTCAATAAATCTTTGTAATAACCTTCTTTATATTTACAATTTACAAATACATTTAAAAGACGATAATCTTTTAGATAATCACCAAATGGTATCGTTTTATTCATTTGGATCACTTTTTTTGAATTACCAGTTTCATATAATGCATTACAATAATCAATTAAATTTTCAATATTATATGGGTTTAAATCATACGATTTTTCAAAAAATGTAACTGCTTTATTTGGTTGCACATCTTTAAAACAATAACCCATATAATAATAAAAAGCAGGTTCATTTGGATAAATTTCAATAAGTTTAGATAAAACATTTTCTTTAACAGATAAATCAATGTTTTTATTATTATAAATTTCAACACCTTTATTTACTAACTGATTACCAAATACATTTATGAAATTAGGATTATTTTTTAATTTTTTATACAAATTAAAAAAATCTTCCATTTTGATGATAGGTATTAATTGTTTATTTTTAATATAAAAAATTATATAATAATAATTTATATTAAATAATAATGCTAATAAATAAAAATTATATAAGAGAAAATATTACATTACTATCCATTATTTTATTTGTAATCATGTTTGGTTTAATTGTTATGATAAAACCTGCATTTTTATATAACAAAGATGGTAGTGTTCGCGAATTTGGTATTGGATATAAAAATAAAACAATTTTACCTATTTGGTTAGTATCTATTATTTTAGGAATTATTAGCTATTTGATTGTAATGTTTTACTTAGCAAGCCCAAAGATAATGTTTTGATTTACGTAATATAAATTTATAATTAGTATTTATATTATTGCATTATTATAATGGATAATATAAATAATATAAATAATAATTTGATAGAAGAAAGTTCAAATATAATTGATTATGGTAACACATGTATCTCATTTAAACAACAATTTTATAATGATATGGTTAAAAATGAAGATAGCTACGAAGATGATAGCGATAATTTAAGTGAATTCATAGAATTTAAAGATTTTGATTTTGATAAAAATAATAACAACAATGATGAACTTGATTCTGTTCTAGATTTTAATTTTGATTTTGATATTATTTTTTCACCTGAAAATAATAGTGAAATACAACAAATAACAGAAATCAAAAGTAAAATAATTAATAAAATTAAATTAAATTCGCTTGATTTATCCTATATTAAAAATGCAAATAAAGAGGAACTTATTGAATTAATTAAAATTTTTAATCACATGGTATAATGTTATTTAATTCGTTAATGTATATACCTTACTAGTAGCAAGTTTTTCTTCTTGTTTGATCTTCTCTTGTTCACTTATATAATTTTGATAATTTTTTGCCATTTGTTTAGGATCAACAACACAACCACGGGATGCAATTTTAAATTGAACAATAGAAGATATTAATAAACCTGTGTATATATACCACATAGCTTCACCAATATTATCACGTGTAACAACCAATTCAAATAGTTCATCGCGTTTTTGATTTGCTAAAGCACCATCATTTTGATATTGAGATTTCATTAATGGTTTCAACGTATCCCAATATTCTACAAAATTAGATGGAACTATCTGATTTATTAATAAAGATGTGTTACCACATATTTTAATAATCATGTCAGCCGCATCCTCAAGTGCTTTTTTAGAGGTTCCATCAACTGCAGATTCACCATCTTTGTTTATTTCTTCATTTAACTTTGTATTAATAAGCAATTCTGTTAATAATTTATTTGCTGAATTTGAAATATAAAAATAACCAACTACATCTGAAAATGCTGATTTAAATCCTGGATATACCATCAGAACAATAATTACAGCACCAAAAATGATTGTCCATGGAATGAATGTATAACTTCCAGCTGCACCCAAATTTTGTGTAATACTACCACCACAAGTATCTGTTATTATGTAACTATTAACAAGAAATTGAACTACTAATATTGCAAAAAAATAAACAGCTAAATATAGTTTACTATTGTTTAAATAATTATTATAATTATCTTGTTTTGTCATATCATCATATTTCAAGCTTGGTTTCAATGCCAAATAATAAACAAATGTTGTCAATAAAAAAGTAATAATGTTTAAATAACTATTTGCCATATAAGTATGAATATATTTATATATTATGTATAATTTAATTTATAATTATAAATGTATTTACTATGATAATGGAGTATACAAATATACATCCGCCTATATTAGTAGAAAGTGGTGTCAAATATTTTTTAAATGAAACCCTTAAACAATGTCACAAGTTTAAAGAAAACTTTAATAATTGGATTTTTAATATTGGATTATTATTACTTTTTTTAACAATTTTAGGATGTATATTAACTTATAAATATAAAGGAAAAATGTCTCCTATGGAGAAACAAAAAAAAGATAGAGAAAAACAACAATATATATTATCCAAAGTGCAAAAATTTCAACTTGCTAAAAAGCAAGCCCATCAAGAATTAATTACTGGTTTGCCAAATTGGGAAAATGAATACGAAGCAATAAATAACAAATTGATTTATTGAAGAATACAATAAAATTATTAAATATTCTCTATATATAACTATTATAGAGAATATGTCTAGAACCACAATGTCTGTAAATGATGCATTTAATGAATATTACAAATTAAAAAGTAAATATGAAAATGAATTTAACAAAGAGAAACAAAAAATTATTAAAAATAAAACAATGAGTTGGAAAGAAAAACGTAATAATTTCAAACAGTTGAAACCTAAATGTATCAATTGTAAAAGACCTGTAGGTACTATTTTTTCAATTAAAAAAAGCGGAGATCCTAAAAATGATTTCAGAGAATTAAAAGCAATATGCGGTAGTTTATCAGAACCATGTAATTTAAACATCAATATCAATACAGGTGTAACATTCAATATTTCAGATCATATTAAAGAATTGGAAAAAGATATTGAACATTATAAAAATGAAATTATTGAATACAAAAATAAACTGCTTTTTGGTTATATTGATTCAGGAACCGCAGTAGAAAATTTTGATAGAATAAAAGAAGCGATCAATGATACTAGTTTTTTATTAAATATGAATTATGAACGTTATTTTGATATTACAGATAACAAAACTACAAATACGCGAATATCCAAATTAAAAGAAGAAATATATATTTTAATTAATGATATAAAAGAAAATATTAAACAATTTGATTCTACTAACAATATTCAATTTGTACGTGATTCTGTTGATATTTATGTAAATTTAATGGAAACAAAATTAAAAGAGTTATCTAATTTGAAATATAATATTAATTTAGTTGAATTTGACGAATCAGAAGGTGTATATCATTTAATACAACAAAAAAATAGTATTTTTGATTTAGAAGATAATTATGTTTCTCCGGAAATAGTTACTTTCAATTATGGCGAAATATACACTAGAAAATCAACCAAAATGAGTAAACCAGAAGAAACATTAGGAGAAGATGAAATTATTGTGAAAACTATTGAACCTACTTATAATAGTGATGGTACCATTTCATGGGAAAATAGCGAATATCAAAATATTTGGAATCGCCTTCCTTTTGAATATAAAAAAGCTTTAATGAATGATAAGGAATGGCTAGTTCAAACAGTAAATAAACTAGTACAAAATAAACAACAAAATAAACCTTTAGAATTTGTTAATCCAAATAATTTAACAGTACCTCCAAATACATTAGAAAATGGTACATATGATTTTGGAAATAAAACCTATAATAGTATATTTAATAAACTAGATAAATCGTATCAAAATACTCTTTTAACATTATATGCAGATAAAAATGGTGTGCGTAATTATGATATGATGATAGACGCAATAAATAATTTAGTAAAACAACAATTAAAAGTAACTGGGTTTTTATAAAAATATAATAAAATATAATAATTTTTAATAGTAATATATTTTATACTGATATATAGCAAATAATGATTTTTGAATATTTATCATTTCCCATTTTTTTAATAAGTTTTGCAGTTGGCTTATTTTTTGTCTATATTTATGGTCCTGAAATGAAAACAATTTATATTTATCCTAGTCCTGAAAATATAGATAAAGTTATATTTAAGGATAAAGCTGATAATTGCTTTAAATTTGAATCTAGCGAAATTAAATGTCCAAAGGATGAATATCTTATAAGTAAAATTCCGTTGCAAGATTAATTAATAATATACTGATTAAATTTATTATATATATATTTATATAGGTATTATATCCATGTCATTTTATCTAGGTAGATTTCTTCATACACACAATGGTAAAATAATCATGTCCATTTTATTGGGTTTTGGCTTAGCCTCTTTATTTAGATCCGTATGTAAAGATAAAGATTGTATAATTTTCCATGCGGCTCCTTTAGAAAAAATAAAAGATAAAATATATAAATATGATAATAAATGTTATAAATACACGGTATCGCCTACAATGTGCAATAACAATAAGAAAATCGTTGCTTTTTAATTTTTATTTTTGCGTAATTATTATAATCAATCATTCTTTATAATAATTATAAAATACATTTAAGCAAACATGAGTGATCAATCAAATACAACTACAAGTATTATGGATTTACCAACAGATCCTGTAAATGGTGGTGGTATGAATAATATAAATCTAAATGCTAGTGAAAATTTACAACAAACTATTATGCAAAATAAACCAGCATCTATAAATTTAGATCAAACCACAATAAATCAAATAGTAAATGGGCTTCAACAAGCAAGTGCTACCGGTGCAACATTATTACCTTCTAGAGATATTCCAATGACGACTAATAATTTAACGAACGATGCAAGTATTCAACCAAATTTTATACCTCCTATACAAAATAATTCAGGTCAATCAGATTATATTAATAATTATCAAGAAACCAATGATATTATTAATAGTTATAACTTGAATATAGAACGTAATAACTCATTAGATGATATGTATAACGAAATCCAAGTTCCTATTTTATTAGCAGTACTTTATTTTTTATTTCAACTACCATTTTTTAGAAAATTCTTATTTTCTTATTTTCCTGTGTTATTCTTGAAAGATGGCAATTTAAATATTTACGGATATATTTTTATGAGCACATTATTCGGTATTTTGTACTATTTTTTGAATAAAATAAATACACATTTTGGTAAATTTTAATATTTTTTATATTATTTTATTTTTTCTTGTTTTTTTATTTTTATTATATGGGTTATAAGGATCATCATTCTTTTTAGTATTAAAACCAAAATCAAAAAATTGTTTTACTTTTTTAGTTTTTTTATTTTTTCTTATGGTTTTTTCTTTCATTTCCTTCACTTTTTTATCTTTTTTCTCCTTCGGTAATTCTAATTCTTTGTTTTCGTCCAATTTATTATTTTGTGCTGGTTTATAATTTAAAAACCATTCTTCATATTCAGGAGATCCCCTCTTTTTTTGAAGTTCTTTAAATTTTGCCGCTTTTTGTGCACGCATTTCTTCAAGACTGTCTTGATGTCCGTAACAAGTAATACTAAAACGTTTAAGAAGCCCTTTTTGTTGTAATCTATTTTTTTGTTGTACATCAAAAAGAAATTTAGACATACACAAAATTCGTTCTGTAAAATCATTGTAATAATCACGATTCGTATACAAAAAAGATAAATAAAAACTCAACATAGTATCTATTGTAGCTATTTTAACCTTTTTACCATTTATTTTAATTACATTATAACTATGACATGCTATTGGTTTATATAAAAAAACTATAGTATCATTGTTTACTCTTATTTCATAGTGTTCTGGAATAATCTCTCCAACAGGTTTATGATATATTATTTTTGTTTTTTTAATACCGATATCTTTCAATCTTTCTACAACAATTTCAGCAGTAGTTTTTGGTTCGTGTGATATTACATCAAAATCAGGAATTTTCTGTAATTTATGTTTTAATTGTTTTGGCATATATTGAGAGTAAAGTGAAATTGCGAATCCACCAAAAAATACAACACCTTGATTTATCAATGTATTTTTAATATTATTATAAATATTATCTTCGTCTTCATTATCAAACATTTTTCGTTGAAAATCTACTGTGTTACAATTATCCGTAGTTAATGGATAATTTTTATTCAATAAAGTTAAACGCTTTAATACTTTTTCCCATCGTGACACATCTCCCGCAGGTCTTGAAAGTTCCAAATACATTGACATTCTCAAAAAATTTGCAGGGGCATATAAAACTCCCGATACTCTAATAGAATCTTTTTTAAGTGCATTATATATTTCTTTTGGAAGATGAGTTATATCTGCAACAGGTATAAAATTAACAAATACTTTATAAGTACCATGATGTTGGCCTGATTTTGCTTCAACATCGGTGTATCCATTTTTATAATATAAATCTGCTAACTCTTTTGCATCATTTAAAGCATCTGGTGAAAAAAAATCATAATCAGGTATTTCTACATCTTTATTGTAAAATTGATCTTCTATGGGTAAAATATTATTAATTGCCGTACCACCATAGCAAATTAGATTTTTTAATTTTATAAAATTTTCAACTATTTCAATCATTCTAATAATTTCTTCTGAGTTAACAACGCGTTTTGCAATTTTTTCCTCTGCATTATCAACTGCCATACGTAATATTGCTAATTCACAATCTTGAAATGTTAACCCCTTGCAAATATTTTTTTCGGCCTTCATAGTTATTTTATTTATCTTATAATAACTTGATAAATAAAATATTTATTGCTCTAAATATAAAAATAATTAATATATTTCAAATTATTTTACCATGAAATAAATACATATTAGTGAATCATGAATTACTTTAATTATAACTGACATTCCAACCATTATCACTGTTAATTTCAATTTTGGTAGCGTTTTCAGGTAATTTTGTAACGGGCTCTTCTTCCTTATCATTTGCTTTTTGATATAAAATTTTATAATCATCACAACTTTTATAGAATAACATAAAGTATTGTATTAGTTCATCATCTGTCGTTTCTTTCACACCATGACATCTCATTTCAGAAAAACCATTCATATCTAATATTTTACATAACATATCACTGTGTTCATTATTATCTAACAATAAAAAGTCATTTGTTTTATCTTTATATAATTCTTTTAACTCTTTTAGTTTATTATAAAAAGTTTCCAGCCCTACTATACAATATTGAGTTTTATAATTAGGGTTAATGATTGTATTACAGTATTTGTGTACATAATTTTTTCGTTTCCATATTTGACTATAATTGTATCTATAATTGGAATCTTCATATGCATCTTTTTCTTTCATTATATTGTCAATATCATATTTTTCATAAGTTTGTCTATTCAAAAACCATATTATTCTATTAATTTCAGAATTTCGTATTAGCGAAAAATTATTATTACCATTGTTCATATATTGTATATATCCACATTTATGAATTCTAGCTATTTTTGTTTTTGCAGCGGATCTAATTAATATCTCATAATCATCTAAAATCGGTAAATATTCACAGAAGTTACCCATTTCTAATAATGTTTTTCTTCTCCATATTCTTGGATGATTAGGAACACCTACAATATGGTGTAATGTTATATTATTAATATTAGGTGTTGAACATACATATACCCAATTGTCTCTGATTTTTTGTCTATAATAACATGAATAACCTAAACCAAAAAAATCTCCATAATTAAAATTGGATCCATCTTCATAAATATTGATAAAATCCATATATACAAAACCTACTTCTGGATCTTTATCAAAAACATTGGTTGCATCTAATAAAGTGTCGGGTAAGATTTCATCATCATGATCCATTTCTAACACATATTTACCACGACATAAAGAGATTGCTTCATTCTTTACATTTCCTATGTTACCGTTATTTTCACTTCGTTTATATAAACGGATTCTTTTGTCATGATTTAAGTGTTCTTTTAAAAATACAAAATGCTCATCATTTGGTGAATCATCCAATATTACCCATTCCCAATCTCTCATATTTTGAACTTTAATACTATCATATGCTCTTATTATTTTATGATATGAGTTATAACATGTTGTAAACAATGAAAAAACTGGACGATTTACTTCTAAATCAGTAATTACAAGGGAATGTAAATAACAAAAATTTACACCATTATTAAACTTATCAATACTATCTTCATCAAGTTTATCATAATGAAGCCATCTTCTTCTCATTTTGTCTAAGATTACACTATTTACGTCGTTACAATAAATAGAATCACTTTCGCCAAATGTTACCAATAAATGATAATTTGGGTCAAATAATTTATTTAATTCTTCTTTATTATCTATTATAAAGATGCTACAATTAAATTTATCCTTATTTGCATTTATGAAGTCATCTATATATGAATATTCGGGATATCTGAAAAACAAAATGTATGGGTATTTCATTTATAATTGAATACTGTTCTTATTTTTTTAAATTGTAATTCAATAAAAATTTATAAACATTATTAAATTTTTATTATTTAATTTTTTAATATTTAAAACTATAATAATCTGTTGTTATCTGTTTGGTTTCATAAGAATATGCCGGATTTTGTGGTGTTGGTTTATTAATAGTAACAACTTTGTATCGTAGATTTTCTGGTTTTAAAACAAAAGCATAGCCTCCTTCATTGAAGAAAATAGTATTTTCCTTTAAAAAGTTATCTACGTATTGGTAACGCATTGCTACCATTTGACATCCTGCTGCCCGACATAACATTCCACTTGGATTACTAGGATCTGCTCCACTATCTGGAAATACCATAGTCATGCATCTTTTATTAAATTCTTCTAATTCATTAATATCGGGAGTATTTTTAACATTATAGTAAGGTAAAGCTCTCATAAATACTGAATTACTTGTCATATTTACGTATTCCATAAACTCTTTGTTTTCCAAATAAGAATTATTAGATTTATCAACAATCAAAATGATTTTATTCATAAAAGAAGTTAATGGTTTTGCACCAATATTTTTGCCATAATCCTCATAACTATGATGTTTTCCTAGCATAAGGTTATCATAAGATTTAAATATATTTGCTAAATTATTATATAGTTTTTGTTCATTACTTTTAATTCTCAAATGAATAATTAAGGGATCTGTTGGGTTAGGAACTGTGCCACTAGAAAAAGCATAATTACTAATTACTTTCATTACCTCACTAAATTTTACACTATTGAAAGTTTCTTTTACGTAATAATTATTTGTCTTTGAACTACTACTTGAAACAACTGGAATATTATTAATATTATAAATTTCAAAATCTAAACAACGTACACCTTCTTTTAGAATACTTTTTAGAACACATGTATCCACATAATCATTATGATAACTTCCACCACTACAAGCATTATATGCTGTTTTAATATAATAATCGTATAAATTACCACTACAATCGCTTATTTTTGGAGATATAGGTTTTATTCTGCCATTTATGGATGGATATAGTGCATCCAAATAATTACATTCTTTTGATTCAAGTGAATTTAAATAAATCATATAGGAAACATAAGTAATTACGATTATTATTATAAGTGCTAAAATTAAATAACACACAAAATCTTCGTCCATATTATTTATCATACTTAATATATTATATTATTTAAAAAATTAAATAAATATATATATTAATTAGTATTAATAGATTATGGCAGGTGGATTATTAAATTTAGTATCAAGTGGACAACAAAATGTAATATTAAATGGTAATCCTTCAAAAACTTTTTGGAAGGCTGCTTATTTGAAATATACCAATTTTGGCATGCAAAAATTCAGAATAGATTTTGAAGGAAGTACAACACTGCGTTTGGCAGAATCATCTACATTTCAATTCAAAGTACCAAGATATGCAGATCTATTGATGGACACATATATTGTGGTAGATTTGCCATCCATATGGAGTCCAATTTTACCTCCTCAAGAATATAAAAAAGAAGATGGTACTACCGGTTATACTAATTGGGCGCCTTATGAATTTAAATGGATTGACTATATTGGCGCCATGATGATTGAAAAAATAACAATTAATTGTGGTAATCAAAAATTACAAGAATATTCAGGATCCTATCTTTTGAATATGGCACGAAGAGATTTTACTGGGCAAAAATTGAACTTATTTTATCAAATGATCGGTCATGTTCCAGAATTGGTAGATCCTGGAAATGCAAATAGTCGTGTAAATTCTTATCCTAATGCTTACTTTACGGAAAATATTGCTGGTGCAGAACCTTCTATAAGAGGAAGACAGTTATTTATACCTTTAAATTCATGGTTCACTCTAAAAACCCAGATGGCTTTTCCTTTAGTTGCATTACAGTATAATGAACTTCAAATTTATGTAACATTTAGACCTATATGCGAATTATTTAAAATCAGAGATGTTTTTGACTCAGTTAATAATTTTCCATATATTGCACCAAACTTTAATCAATATCAAAATCAAATGTATCGGTTTTTACAAACACCACCAGATATTGAACTAGGTATTAATTCATATTTAGATCAAAGAAGTGTCTGGTTTCCAAATATTCATCTCATGTCAACTTATTGTTTTTTATCCAATGATGAATCTCGTATATTTGCCAAAAATGAACAAAAATATTTATTTAAACAAGTAAATGAAAAAGTATTTTACAATGTCACTGGACCAAATAAAGTAGATTTAGATTCACTTGGATTGATTTCAAGTTGGATGTTTTATTTTCAAAGGAGCGACGTTAATTTGCGTAATGAATGGACGAATTATACTAATTGGCCATATGACTATTTACCTTATAATGTAAGTCCTGCACCAACTTATGGTAATTATGTTTTGAATAATGGGGATAGTATTGGCCCAGGAGTTAATCCAAATGGTCTTTTAACAGGTTATATGACTTCAGGAAGTTTCAATATTCAAAATGTAAAAGAAATATTAGTTAGTATGGGTATTTTATTGGATGGACAATATAGAGAAAATATATTAGATGTTGGTATATTTAATTACATAGAAAAATTCACTAGAACTGCTGGTGCAGCACCAAGTGGTCTATATTGTTACAATTTTTGTTTAAATACCTCCCCATTAGATCTTCAGCCATCCGGTGCAATTAATATGAATCGTTTTACACAAGTCCAATTAGATTTTACAACCAATATTCCTGCATTAGATCCACTTGCACAAGTGTTAACAATATGTGATCCAGAAACAGGTGATATTGTTGGCATAAATAAACCTACATGGAGAATTTATGATTACAATTACAATCTGTATGTAATTGAAGAACGAATCAATATGGTAGTATTTGTTGGTGGAAATGCAGGATTAATGTATGCAACCTAATTCACATTTATAAAAGGTGGAGCCAAATAATTAAAATACAATAATAATATATATATTAATATATTATTATTGTATTAAAAAAAAATTATTAATAATAAATATGGTATTTAGAAACGCATATCTTTTAACCTGTAATACAAATTCACCAAGAGCAATTTTTTCAAAAAAAATTCTAGAAAATATAGGTTTTAATGTTAATTTGATAACTTGTATTCCTAATCATAATAAAGTATTGTCTAATAAAATTAGTATGCAATATATATACAAATTAATTATAAATTCTAAAGATGATTATTCATATGTTTTTGAGGATGATATTAATATATTAGAACCAATTAAATTAGAAGAAATTGTTGAATATGAGAAAATATCAAAAATGTTTTTTTATTTAGGTCTATGTGAATATTCTAATCCTGGTATTTTAACTAATTTTAAAATAAATAACAAAGCTGTTTATAAAAAAGCTGGTTTTGTCCGTGGATTACATGCAATAGGATTATCAAAAGAAGGGGCAAACAAATTATTAGATTTTTCAAAAAATACTGATTTATTATACATGGATATGATTTTAGAACAATTCTCAATACAATACCCTGCAAATTGTGTAAGATATGATTTAGAAAGTTATACGCCTGGACATAAAGGTATCATATTTCAAGATAGAAAAAGGTTTCCATCTAATATTTTACGAAAATATTACTTGTATTAAAATAAGTTGTTAAGATTTGTATCGTTTTTATCTCCATTATATATATAACAATTACAATGACTGCGTTAACGGGTTGGAATGATTTAAATGCATTGAACATTGGCGATAAAATAAATTATGAAAATAAAAAAACCAAAAAAAACAAAACATACATAATTGAATCAAAAGATATTGATCAAGATATTGGTGGTATTAGAATTGTATTTAGATTAAATAATGATAAAGAACTTATAATAAATCACAGAGGAGACGTTAGTGGTGATTTAGGAAAATTTATGTTATCCGATAATAGATTAAAAAGGGTATCTAGTGGTGGGAAACGCAGGTTGCGAACACAGCGTAAGCGTAGTAATAAAAGAAAAGGCAGAAAATCTACACGCCGTAGTTATAAATAAACAAAATTATAAATCCTGTTTTTTTCCTGATCTATGTAATTTGGTAATAAATCTACAAAATAAATATATTAAAACGGCAATATAAGCATCAAAAATAATAATAATACATTTATTACTATTATTTTCAATGTTATAATAATACCATGGTATTGCAACTGCACCATAACTTAATTGTGCAATTTGAATACATGTTATGTAAAGCTTATATTTTTGTATTTTATTTTTTAAAACTGGAAACATACAGCATAAATAGTATAAGTACATTATAGAATGTACACCAGAATTCAATAAGCTTGCAAAATAAATTGCGTCTAACTTATATACATAACCTAAATGCCATAATATACTGGCACCCATATGATGAAATTTCTGCAAAAATATTGGTTCTCTTTTTTTAGCATACAAAATAAAGGTGTCTATAAATTCATAATACTTGGATATGTAAAACCAAAAAAGAACGTTATCAACACCTGGCATATTAAAATAATATTGAGTTTTTGCATATACAGGATTATGTATAAATGCATTTAATAAGTGAACAAAACTATATAAACTAAATACTTGTAAAAATAAATTATGACATATAGAAAAATAATACGTTATGTCACTGTGTATAGTTTGTAATTCTTTTTTTGAAACATTCATATAAAATAAATTCATAGTAATTGGATACAATAAATGAATCATTGTATTTACCGCTGACGTGGTATGGTATAATTGTATTTGCATGATTGCTTTTATATCCTTTGCAAATATTATTTTTGATAAAAATAATAAAATTGAATTGTTAGTTGGATAATATTTATATTTCACAAAAATATAGCGCAAAAATGTTTAACAATAATTCAAATACAAACAATGAAATAAATGAACGTGATAAAATATGTGCATGTAGAATAGCAATATGCACTCTAATCCTAGTACTTATAATAATATTTTTAGTGTAAAAAATTGAAGGGCTTAATTCTTTAAGTTATTTTGGGAATTTATTATATTTTAAAGAAAAAGTGTTCCAAAAAGTATTTTGGATTTCTGATTTTGGACATTTTTTTTGTCCATTTTTTGAAAATCCGAAAAAGTCTTGGCTAAAAATAAACTTTGTGACCATAAATTAATTTTATCGTCTGGGCGCCAAAAAAATAATTTTAAAATTGTTAGCATAATTTTTAAAATTAAAATAAATTAGTATTTAGATATTTTTATATATTGGAAATGTATGGAAACTTTAGGAAATGGTTTTGTGGCAAAAAATGGCATTGCCGAAAACAAAAACTATTGTTGTATTATTTGTGATTATTCATGTAGTAAAAAATATAACTGGACAAAACATTTGTCAACTGATAAACACAAAAAAGCCACTTTGGAAATATCAAATGGCAAAAAGTGGCAAAAAGTGGCAAAACAATGCGGAAATTGTGGTAAATTTTACGAGACAAATTGTGGACTATGGAAACATAAAAAAAAATGCATACAAAATTACAATGATCAAGAAATATATTCACTCAAAGAAAACAACATAGAAAATGAAATATGTGATAAAAATTTAATAATGAACCTTCTTAAACAAAATGCAGAATTGTTAGAAATTATCAAAAATGGTACTTCTACGAATATGATCAATAGCAATAATGTCAATAGCAATAACAAAACGTTCAATTTACAGGTGTTTTTAAATGAAACATGTAAAGATGCTATGAATATTAGTGATTTTATTGAATCCGTGAAATTACAAGTATCTGATCTAGAAAATGTAGGCAAGGTTGGTTATATTGAAGGAATTTCCAATATAATCATAAAAAATTTACAGGCATTAGAGGTGGAAAAACGACCAGTTCATTGTACGGATCAGAAACGGGAAGTGATGTATGTGAAAGAAGATAACATTTGGGAAAAAGAAGACGAAGCAAATAAAAAGTTAAGAAAAGCTATCCGATCTATTGCTCATAAAAATATTTGTATGTTAAAAGCATTCCGAGAGAAATATCCTGATTGTGAAGAATACGATTCCAAGAAAAGTAGCCAATACAATAAATTAGTGATTGAAGCTATGGGAGGAAAAGGAGATAATGATTATGATAAAGATACTAAGATCATTAAGAAAATAGCAAAGGCAGTCGGAATTGATAAGAATTAAAATATTATATTTGATTTTATTTCAAATAAGCATTGGATGCTAATGGCCCCTCATCCATAAATTGTCCGGTTACACTGTATCTTTTTTCATATTTTGGCATAAATTGTAAACCAGCAGGCTTATATCTTTCATCAAATAATTCTTGACCATTTTTAAAATCACTGATCCATGTATTTACACCAAAATTAGCTTCAAAAGGTTTATCTAATTTTTCTTTATTGGATGTGAATAATTTAGCTTTTGTTCCAATATCGGTTGTTAAGGTAGAATATGTTGGTGTAACTCCCCAAGTCAATTTTCCAGCGTCATTTTCTCCTGGAATATTAGCAGTAGGTTGAGATTGGTTATAAGAACCATATAACTTAGAACCATGAGGATTGCAGCCACGACAATCAATATCCGCCATACATTGTTCACCAGTAATTGCACAACGTGCAGTAGCAGGAGCGCAAAAATTTTTACAACTGAATTTAGTTGTTAGTGGTAAATCTACTGTATGTGTCGTGGTAGGAGATCCAGTATCTTTATAAAGAGCAATATTTGAATCAAAACATTCCACATAATAACCATTTTTAAATAAATAATGTATATAATCAAAATTCCAAACCAAAAGTAATATAGAAACAAACGCTAAAATAACAGTTATATATTGTGTTTTATTTATTTTCATGATTGTTATATAATTATTTTATATTTTATTTTTACTTTATCAATAATATTATATTATTTAATTATAAGTATAATTAAATGGCAATTTCAAATGTAAGTAATGAAACTAAAGAACTTGATAAAAAAAAAGAGCAAACCACTTCTAATACATCAAATAAAACAGTTAAAAATATGGTAAGTTTTTTATTTTCAGTTATAGCAATGATACTTTTAATCATATTATATTTTGTATTTGGTTCTATTATTTTATATGAATGCAAATTAGCACAATCCAATATTGTACCAACTAATTTAGCGTGTTATCCCTATACAAATACTTATCCTGAAATTAAACAAATTTTTACAAATATTTTTATAACTAATACAAGTCCACAAGAATCTGTGAAATTAAGTTTTCCTTATAATGAATCAAATTCAAAACATTCACTTTTAGAGATGTTTCGCAATTACAAAGAAGGTCCTAATTCAAATTTTTTAATAAACTACATAATATCCATTATAGAAGGATTAATTAATTACAATAATAATTCTATTACAACATTTTTTAATTTATTAAACCAAATACCAGAAATATTAATTGTAACATTAGGACCTATTATTTCACTTTTCTATTTCATAATAACACCAATACTAGGAATTTTTGTTTTTATTTATTATTATTTCATTGAAATGGGATGGTTTTTTAAGGTTAACAAAAATACGAGTCCGGATAGCAAACCAATTTGGAAAGATATTAACTTATTAAGTCCAGTCGGATATGTTAGTTCCTTTATTTTAGTTTTTATATTTTTTATATTATTTTGGTTCATATTATTTACAGCAGCACCATTTACATCCATAATTCTTTTTTACGTATGTTTATTGATGACTTTTGGGTACACAGGTGAAATAAATAATAAATCTGCTACCATGGTAACAATTATTAAAGGTACATTTATTAATTATAAAGTAACCATATCTACTATATTATCTATATTTATTGTATTAGCTAGTTTCAGTAATTTGGGTGTAATATCAGGTATTTTTTCATTATTTACAGTTTTGTTAATTTATTTTAATTTTATCAAATTGGGTATTTTTGATAGTAGTATACCGAATAATTTGACTCCTTTATCTAGTTTTAATCAAGCAATTAAAAAATGTCCATTAGGAAAATCAAAAACATTTATGTCAACCGTTTCTGATTTTTTGGATGATATGAAAGGTGGAGGGATTGGTAAAGATCTAAAAAAATTAAGTAAAAAATTAACAATAAATGAATAAAAATAAATTATTATATAAATAGTTGTAATAAAATATATACAATATTAGAACTATTTAATGACAACCTTCATAGATTATCCATTAGTAAGTGTTTGTACACCTACTTTTAATAGAAGACCTTTTATACCTTATTTGATAAAATGTTTTGAAAATCAAACATATCCAAAGAACAAATTAGAATGGATAATTATAGATGATGGCACGGATAAAGTAGAAGATATATTTATATCATTATTAGAAAAATCCAGAGGCAATGCTAGTTTTGAATTGAAATATTTCAAATACGATAATAAAATGACATTAGGTAAAAAACGCAATCTTGCTCATAAAAAATGTAGCGGGGATATTATTCTTTATATGGATGACGACGATTATTATCCACCAGAAAGAATCATGCATGCAGTTGAAACATTAAAAAATAATCCAAAGGCAATGTGTGCAGGGGCTAGTACAATGTATATTTATTTTAAACATATAAATGAAATGTATAAGTTTGGTCCATATGGTCCAAATCATTCTACAGCAGCAACATTTGCGTTTAGAAAGGAATTATTAAAAGATACTAGTTATGATGATGATGCATGTTTAGCAGAGGAAAAGAAATTTTTGAAAAATTATACTATTCCATTTGTTCAGTTAGATCCTTTAAAATCTATTTTAGTTTTTTCGCACAATCATAATTCATTTGACAAAAAAATATTATTAAAAGATGGTACGAACCAATATGTAAATAAATCTGAATTACGTGTTGATGAAATTGTTAGTGAGAACGAGATATATGATTTCTTTATGAAGGATATTGATATATTACTGGATTCATATGAACCAGGAAAACCAGAATTTAAACCAGATGTAATAAAACAAATGAACGAAATAAAAGAAAGGAGAGAGAATATATTAAAAGAACATAATAAGCAATTGCAACAACAGCATTACACAAACAATACAAAAACAATAAATGAAATGACTATGTTAATAAATGAACTATTATTAGAAAATAATCAACTGAAAGATAAAGTAAAATACCTAGAAGATAAAATTAAAAAAATAATATCACAAAAAATAGAAGATATAAAAAACAAATCTTAATAATTCAATATTAAATAAACTTAAAGATAAGAGTAATATAAGTATATTATTAATAAGATAGTTATATTATTAATTAAAGATGTATTACGAAGATAATTTTCATCCTAATGAAGAAAACGATGTTTTAAATCATCAAAAAAAAGAATTGACTAATGTAAAATCATTTGATCCAGGTTACGGGTATATTTTTGTTGATAAAGTTTTACCATCTGGTAAAATTAAAAAAATGAGGGTAGATTGTTATTCTTCAAGTGATTCGGGAACCAATATTAGAAACGCGGAAACCGGAGATTATTATAAATATAAAGTAGGATCAAAAGAAGAAGATTTGTTTTTTAAAATAGCATTATCATCTGGTAAATTTAAACCAAAAAATGGGTCCAATATTCTTTTTTATGACAGTCCTGAACAGTATGAAAAACATTTAATGATGGAATTAGATAATCACATTAAAGAATTATGGGTAGATAAGAAAAAGAATATATTGTTATCAAATAAATAAAAATAATATAAATATATTTATATAAATATATTTATGTACACACTAACATTATTATATATATTATTTTTAATCCATAATAACCCAAATAACATACAAAATGTATCTGATCAAATAGCTTCCCTTCATAATAAAAATATAAATAATAATGATGGTAAAGACATGCGAGATTATGATTTTCAAGACGATAATTTAAATAAATTTTTATTATATAAAGTGCAAAAAAATTTGCTTATTAAAAATTTATTAGAAGAATTAGAAAAAAACAACACAGATATTTATTTTAAATTAGAATTACTTGAAAAATACTCTTATTTATATAATAATAAATCATGTGTTACAGGGTTTGATTTATTTGCAGGAGATTTATGGAACAATTTTTAAGAATCAAAATCACCGTCTCCGTCATACATATCACAATCCATATCCATATCTGTTTCTTTATATGCTATATCAGGTGCATCTTCTTTCATATATTTATCTAAATAACGGTATATTCTATTAATATCTAATTTATTAATTTCATAATTTTCAAATAAATTATAAATTTGGTTCTCGTCATATGTATTTTTGATAGATAATAGAAAACCAAATAGATCTTTTTTATCCATGGATAATTGTTGACATAAGTTTTGTATAAAAATAGTATTATTATATTCAGTAGAATATTTTGTTAATACTTTTGTAAAACGAATATCATTTTGGGTAATAGTTTTATTTTGTTTATTATTAATTTTATTTTTAATTGTTTCATTCAAATGCTTATGATATATCTTATTGTTTTTAAAAGTTTTAATTAAACTACTCATTTCATTGAATTGCCATATTTGTTTTTGAAATGTAATTCTATCAATATAATCCGAAAAACAAATATTATCTAATTGTTTTATATATAAAGGGATAGACTCCTCTTTTTTCATATTATCAAATTTATCAATAATATTTTCATGCCATAATAATCCTACACTAGTTCTATCTGTATCATTCATGACATTATTATGTTGATCAATGTTATAGTAATTATTTAATAACTTATATGTAATTTTTTTTGTATCGTCATTATATGATTTTAATTGAAAAATATTATCTATGATATTGGTTGAAAAGAGTTCTGGTTTATTCAAGTAAATATTATAAATAGTATTTAGTTTTCTTATATCAAATTGTACATATTGAATTATTTTGTCTTTAATTGTTTTATCTAAGGATGGTAATATATTATTTATTAGTAAGTTCATTTGTTTTTCACTCGGTGTATTTAATTCAATTGTATTACAAACCTTCATCAATTCTTTAATTTTTTTATCTACTTTATAATTTCCTATACAAATAATTGGTATCATAGTCATTTCTTCTAATTTTTGTTTTTTAGTTTTTTTTGGTCGTATAAGTTTAATTAAAGTATTAATACCTCCTTTATCTCCATTATTCATACCATCTATTTCATCCATAATAATTGCAATTTTTTTGATGGTTTTGTTGAATATACTCATAATATTTTTATCTGCCATATTATATTTTGTAATTTCATCAATTACAGTTTTATTTCGTACATCACCAGCATCATATTTAATAACATCATAATTTAGTTCTTTCAAAATATTTGTCACAAACATAGTTTTGCCTGTTCCTGGATCACCATAAACATAAATCCCCTTCTTATAAGCTAAGTTACTTTTATTTAGTTCAAAATTAATAAGAATATTTTTAATGTAATTAGCTTTTTCTTCTCTCTCTAACAATTTATTTAGGTTTAAAATTTCCATCTTATATGTATATAAGTTTTCTTTTTATGCCGATTTTGACACAATCGTTGTACTTTTAAAAAATCATTTAATGTATTACGGCATTTGATAGATTCATTTTGAATACAATAATCATTTAAAAAATAGAAATAATTTTTATACATGACATTTTTATAGTAGTATGTTTTAAATTTTAAAAAATGTGTATAAAAATCGGTTAAAATATGTAAGAATACAAAATCATTATCACGACGGATAATATCACGAATAAAATTTTCAAATTGATTTTTTGGTATTATTTTTTTAATAAGATAATGATATTTTTCATAATAATTTTTATTTAAAAATAACAGGGTTGGTTTAGATATAAAAGATTGAATTATATTTTTTATTTCTTGTGGTAATGATTGTATTTTTGTTATTTCCATGTAATTATATATACCATTTATATAATTACAAAAAATTTACTGTGCAATAAATACAATTTGGATTATGTAAAATTATTTAACACAAGGATTATTTGCACCATATGTTAATCCATCCCATGACACTTTACAATTATTTGCCCATTTATATTTTGCACAATTACCTTGTTCACCGCTAAAAGGTGCCTTATTAAAGTTCATGATCAAATGCTCATCATTTCCTTGAGCTTGACAAACGCCTAAATCTTTAACATTTATACATGTTGAATTTTCACCGGAACCTTCACTTTCCCAATAATCTGGACAATTACTTGTTACAGGTGGCCAAACGGCTTTTTTTTTAGATTCATATAAACCATACGCAATAAATGCAATAGTTATGAAAAGAATTACTATGGCTGAAATAAGTACACTTTTCTGAAAAGAACCAAACATTGTTCTTGTTTTATCTAAAGCCACAGAAATTACTATAATTCCAACTACTAAAATACCAGTTATTACTAAAATTAAATTATAAAAACGAGACATTCTTATAATAAATAAATATAAAATATTTTTATAGTTGAATAATATAAATGAATAAAATTAATAATGGTAGAGTTGATATAAAAAGTCCAAATACTTCCAATTTATTTGCAATGTTTGACAAAATTCCTGCAAATCAATGTGTAACATTTAGGAACCCCACTGAAGGGTTATGGGATGAAACATATTTATCAAAAGCTTTTTTCTCTCAACAAAATATTCAAATCTTACAAAATGGAATACGAGCTGGTGTTTACCATAGATCTAATGGTCAATATGTAATAGGGCCACAAGATTGTGATTCTTTAAAAATAGTAATGCGAAGTGTATATTTACAATATGCTGCAAATCAACCAAATAATATAACACAACAAATTGAAGAATTAAATAAAATTGTTTTAAACTATTGTATTCAACAAGTCTATGGAGAAGCTCAAGGTTATCTTAAATATATTGACGATGCAAGTACACTTGTTGTACCTATAGCACACCCTGTAATGGCAAATAATACTGATCGCACATTAGAATTGAAAACATGGTTTGGTAACAAGAATAATTTTGATGGTTTGAGTGGCTAAACGCTAGAATTATAAAATAATATTTATTTATATTAATAGAATGCAATTAATATTGGAAGCATTATTTGTTGCTTTATATACAGCAATTTTATTCCAATTATTATCATTATTTATTAATAATAAATATTTACTGTTATATATATTAGGGTTTTGTAAGCATTTTCTCTCTTATTATCTTCATATACATGATTTATATTGTAATAGTGGTTATGCATGTAAAAAATTGTTACACAACCATAACAATGAAACAATCAAAAATACAAGATACTATAAATCACAAAATAAGTATTTGATAATAGAAAGTTTATTAGAAGGGGTCTGGTTTTTACTTGCAGGATCCATAGTAACATCTTTAACGAATAAATATAAATGGTTTTCTGTAATATTTGCGTTAGGATTTTTTACACATTTAATAAGTGAAATGTTATATATTCATGATTATTTTTGTACATACAATTGTAAAGTATTTTAGAAAAATAATTTATTATATATATTATTTTATAGTTGTATAATATATAGACAACTATAAAATATGAGTATTGTTAATACAAATATAAATGAAATGGCGGTTTGCGATAGCAATAATGATTTATTTTTTAATACATTAGCAGAAAAATATAATATATCATTAACAATTGTAGAACTAACTAAAGAAGAAGAAGATTTTTTAAATGATATTACTAATGATATTAGTAATAACCTTATGAAAGAACAGTTAATGTTAAATGTAGAAGATTTCAAAAATAGTGTGAAAAAAATTTATTCTATTATTAAAAGTAACGGTCAATCTGGTGGAGTAGATCCATATGATGAATCTATGGTTGAATATCAAAGACAAAGAAAATTTAGAGTTAACAATTATGATTTAATAGCTGCAGGGTCATTTATTGTAGGTTTACTTTGTATTGTTATTGCTTGGTATAAATTAACAAATATTCTCTCTCTTATACCAGTAAGTGGTAATTTTAATGAGGAAGTAAAAAAAGCATTTTATGATAATTTAAAAAATGTTCCAATACAAAATCTTAATTTATTTGCTTATATTTTTAAAGTAATGTCTGGTATGACAGGTCAAATACTCATGTCACAACAAGAAACTATACAATTATTTTTAAAAGACATTTTGTATAATGTAGTAAAAGATGCATCGGGGCAAGCAATTGCAAATTGTTTTAATAAAACTCCTACATCCTATTTTGGTGCAATAACCAATATAGTAACAGCTTATGTAAGTCCGCAAGCAGTTCAAAATTGTATTCTTCAAACAGGCAAAGAATATGTTAATTACCAGATGAATCTGTTAACTATAAATATTGCATCCAATATGGATTCTATTAGTAATTTAACTACTTTTGGTACAAGATTAACATATGCATCTATTGGATATATAAGTTATAGGATTGGTATAATGCGCATGTCAACAATTACTAATTATGAAAGAAGACAAATAGAAAGAGGGGGATACAAAAGAAGACCTTCAATGAAAAGTAAGAAATCTAAAAAATCAAAGAAATCTAGAGTCTCCAAGAAATCCAAGAAATCGGCTCGTAGTAAAAAAAATAGAAAATAAATTAATTACAATAACAATTATATAAAATACACAATTACATCATTATACTATTACAATAGGCGTCTTTGATTTTAGTGGCCCCTTTGATATTACCTTCTTTTTATTTTTAGATGAACCTTTTTGTTCATGTTCATCTGAACCATTCACAAGTCTTTCACGCATCTCTTTATATTCCAAATATTCTTCTTTTAACCCATCTAATTCCATTAACCACATTTGATATATGGTAGTATTTTTAACATTTTCTAATTCAGCCTTCTTATTTTCATGTTCTTTATTTAATTTATCCACATTTTCTTCAGTAACACTATCCATCGGCATTTTCGTTAAATATTTGAATTCATTATCTATCAGTTCATAATTCTTTTCTTTCAGCATTTTTGTTACTTCATCACTTTTCTTTTTTCTTAAATCAACAGATCCTTCTAACACTTCCATAATGTATCTGGCTTTATTGGATAAAACAACTAATTCTTTTTCCAAAGCTTTTACCATATATTCTTTTCTTGTTTGATACAGTTTCAATCTAGTTTCATAATAATCATCTATAATTTCTTCTACCTTATCGTATTTTTTTAATTTATCTTCTGCATCAAATAAGTGCATATTGCTAGTAGTGTTAGTAGTAAACAATTTTAATAATTTTTCTACACCATTGCAATTATGATCTAACTTAATACATTCTAAGTCATCCAATTTACCTTTTGCAAAAGTGATATTAAAATCAATATTAGTGTCTCTACTCATATCATCATAATCTTTAATAACAGGAACGATTTTTTTACCTTCTTTATCTACTCCAGGTTCAATCAAAGACTCTAGTAATTCTTTAAAATCTTCTGTCCAATAACCAACTGGTAATTCAGTAACTCTTATTTTATCGGGTCCAGTTTTTTCATAAGAACCTTTTATTAAGAATTTACCCTCGGATATTTTTTGAACAGTTCCTTTGAATCCTTCATAATATGGTACAAATTCAAATTCGTCTGTAGTGGTGGATGATGTTGTTGAAAGTGAAAGTTTAGATTTCAAGTATTTTATAATATCCAAAGGATTATAACACATAATATCGGTACTAAAACCAGTACCTATACCTTTTGAACCATTCACCAAAACCATTGGAATAATTGGTGCGTAGAATATAGGTTCTACTAATAATCCATCATCATTTAAATATTGTAAAATTGCATCATCTGATGAAGGAAATATACTACGTGTAATCTTATTCAAACAAGTAAATATATATCTTTCTGATGCACTATCTTTACCACCTTGTAATCTTGTACCGAATTGTCCATTTGGCATCAATAAATTAATATTATTAGAACCTACGAAATTTTGTGCCATACCAACAATAGCAGCATTCAAACTAGCTTCACCATGATGATAACCAGAATGTTCTGAAACGTAACCACTAAATTGTGCTACCTTTATTTCAGAAACTAGATTCTTTTTAAATGCAGAATATAATATTTTTCGCAAACTTATTTTTAATCCATCCATTAAATTCGGAATACTTCTATCACAATCATACTTTGAAAAGTGTATTAATTCCTTATCAATGAATTCTTCGTAACTTACCTTGGAATCGCTTGTATTTAAATAAGATTTGCGATCGTATTTTTCTAACCATTCTTTTCTATCATCTGCTCGTTTCTTATTAAATACCATATCAATAGAATCATCACTTTTTTTACCGTTATGCTCAAAACCAACAATTTTCTTATTTTCAAAATATTCACGAAATTCTTTACCTGTACTAGTACCTAAACCTTTATAATATTTAATTTTCCAACCTTTTAGTTCGCCAGATCCATTTTCTTGTTGTTCTTTCCATTGTTCATATTCGCCTTCATTGTAAAATAGAAGCTCTTTGTCTCCCTTTCGCGCTTTTAATATTGGTGTATTCATAAAACCAATAAACATAGGAATTTCTGCAAGTGTTGGCCACTCGGATTGAAATAAATTCACACCAAGACCTTTAATATGACTTCCATCTGTATCCTGATCTGTCATAAACAATACTCTACCATATCGTAAATTTTTATGTACATCATCCATTGTTTTATATTGTTTACCAGTTTCTAATCCTAATATTTTTTTAATTTCAGCAATTTCTTTGTTCTCTGAAATTTTCTTAATATTTTCACCACGCACATTTAATATCTTACCTTTCATAGGATATACTCCAATAGTATTACGATCTTCTGATGATAGTCCTGAAATAATACCTGCCTTAGCTGAATCACCTTCACAAAATATAATAGTGCATTCTTTGGATTTTTCTGTACCAGCCCAATTTGCATCTGTTAATTTTGGAATACCACGAATGCTTTTGGTTTTTGCACCATCGGTCTTTTTTGCGGCTTTGTTTTCCTTTACTTCTGTTAAAGCGCATGCAGCATCCATTACACCCATTTTAGCAACCTTTTCAATAAATTTATCACTTACTTCGCATTTAGAACCAAATTTGGAGGACGGAGTATTCATGAAATCTTTTGTTTGACTATCAAATGCTGGATTTTCAATATCACATCTAATAAACAATATAAGTTGTTCTTTAATCGTATTCGGATTTACTTTTGTTTTCTTTTTCTTTTCAATATAGTCGCAAATTTTACGAGTTATCTGATTCAAAATATATTCAACATGTTTACCGCCTTTAGCAGTATGAATTCCATTTACAAATGAAACTTGCATAAATTCATTGCTAGGTGTTAATGCAACTGCATATTCCCAACGTTCTCCATTATCTTCATACACCCGAGGCGATTCATTTTTGTCACCAATATACATGTCAATATATTGTTGAAAATTCTTCACTGGAATTAAATTGGAATTATATTTGACCTTTAATGATTTATCTGTTACAGCAGCTACATCATAAACTCTTTTTTTTAGTAAAGCAATTAGATCAGGCGTTAATCCTTGAATACCTAATCTTTTATAATCTGGTTTAAATGTAATTTTTGTATATGGTTTGGTTTTACATTTAGTGATTACTGGTTTACCGATTTCATCTAAGTTATTTTTAAATTCTTGAGTATATTTTAATCCGCGTACATGATCAACCGTTTCAATAGAACCAAAAGTAGACCAAATAAGTACTAGTTTAAAACCAAACCCATTTTTACCACCAACAATTTTTTTTTCTGTTTTATCATAATTAGTAGATGTTCTAAGATGACCAAATATCAACTCTGGAATCCATATTTTATATTCAGGATGTTCTGCAATATCAATACCATTTCCATCATTGATCATAACAATAGTACCATCATTTTGTATAGAAATATCAATATAAGTAACAGGTAAACTGTTTGGAATATTATTTTGGATCGCTTGATTCATTCTGACAACATGATCTCTACAATTTACAATACCCTCATCAAACAATTTAAACAAACCAGGAATATATTTAATGTTTTTTTCAATTATTTTACACCCATTTACATTGTTACTAGGTTCAACGTCATTAATAATCCAAACACTACTATCCACTTCTTCAACAGAACCAATATAGGTATCAGGATTATCAAGAATATGTTGTTTGTCGGTTTTTTGTTGATATTTGTTAGCAAGGGTTATATCCGTAGTACTCATTTTAGATAGTTAAACGTATAAGTATAGATATACGTATATTTTTTAAATCTGTTTCATTTTTATTTTATCCGACAATAAATATATGGAATATTATACAAATCCAAATAAAGCTTACCCTGTAAAAAAATATAAACAAGTAATTGAAAATGCTATTTATGGAGATAAACAAATATGTTATTGCCAGCCAGAAATAATAAAAAAAACATCTGCTAACCCAAATAGTTCATATGATTCACGCAATGTTAGAATATCCAACATTGTTAGGAATTATAAAGGTGGTCAACTTCAGTTTGGAAATACTTATTTAGGAACAACTAATGGCGTTGAATTAAATTATTTAGGCCGTTTAGAAGGAATGCCTGGTGGTAGTGGAACACCTATTAAAAATAAATTTTGAAATTATTCTCAGATTTAGGATTTGGTTTTTTATTTTTTCTCTCGTAATTTTATATGACTCGTTTTACTAAAACAGCTTCTGGTAAATATATGGTTCAAGGAAAAAGTTACGAAATGTTAATGGGATCCCGTGCTCAAGTTTGGCACGGAACTGCGTACAAAACTTCTGGTGGATTAACCAGAAACAATTTAATGCAAAATAAATCAGGCCGTATTGTTTCAAAAGAGAAACACAATACTGCCAAGAAAGAAAAACGCCTTGTTAAGGCTGGATATGGAACCAAAAAGGGAAAATTTGGTTTTGTTTTATTAGGAAAGACCCGCAAACACCATGGACGCAAAAGTAGTAGACGTCACAAGGGTGGAAGTGGAGTAAGTCATCCATTGAGTCCATCCTCATATGACGGACAAGGTGTTGGAACCTCTGGTGTTAACCTCCAATTTGTAGCTGGTAACGCTGCTTAATCCACCTTTATTCCACCTTTAGAAAAGGTGGATCCAAAAATTTTACACATTTCAACCCACCATTTTTAGAGAAATAAAGCTTTCTAAAATACAAAAAAATAAAATGTTTAAATTATTTTATTTACACATTTTATCATTCTATTCTAATTATTCATAAAATTGATACAAATATTAATACAAATATTAATATTACTTAAGGTGGTATTATAATATTTTAACAAATGTGTATTCATCCAGATTGTAAAACAAGACCAATTTATAATTTTGAAGGAGAATCAAAAGGATTGTATTGTGTAACCCATAAAAAAGAAGGAATGATAAGTGTAATACATAAACCTTGTATTCATCCAGATTGTAAAACAAGACCACATTATAATATTGAAGGAGAATCAAAAGGATTGTATTGTGCAATTCATAGGAAAGAAGGAATGATAGATGTAATTAGCAAACCTTGTATTCATCCAAATTGTAAAATAAGTCCAAAATATAATTTTGAAGGAGAATCAAAAAGATTGTATTGTGTAACTCATAGGAAAGAAGGGATGGTAAATGTAGGTAGCAAACCTTGTATTCATCCAGATTGTAAAACAAGACCATATTATAATATTGAAGGAGAATCAAAAGGATTATATTGTGCAATTCATAGGAAAGAAGGAATGATATATGTAATTAGCAAACCTTGTATTCATCCAGATTGCAAAAAAATACCAATTTATAATTTTGAAGGAGAATCAAAAGGATTGTATTGTGCAATTCATAGGAAAGAAGGGATGGTAAATGTAGTTAGCAAACCTTGTATTCATCCAAATTGTAAAATAAGTCCAAAATATAATTTTGAAGGAGAATCAAAAGGATTGTATTGTGTAACTCATAGGAAAGAAGGGATGGTAAATGTATGTAGCAAACCTTGTATTCATCCAGATTGTAAAACAAGACCATATTATAATATTGAAGGAGAATCAAAAGGATTATATTGTGCAATTCATATGAAAGAAGGAATGATAGATGTAATTAGCAAACCTTGTATTCATCCAGATTGTAAAATAAGTCCAAAATATAATTTTGAAGGAGAATCAAAAGGATTGTATTGTGTAACTCATAGGAAAGAAGGGATGATAAATGTATTTTGCAAAACTTGTAAAAATAATTGGTGTTTTACACAAGTTCAAGAAAAATACGATGGTTATTGTTTGTTTTGTTATATAAATATGTTTCCAGATAAACCGGTATCACGTAATTACAAAACAAAAGAATATGCTGTTGTGGATTTTGTAAAAAAAATGTTTCCAAATTTTCATTGGATAGTAGATAAAATAGTAAATGGAGGTTGTTCTAGAAGAAGACCAGATTTACTACTTGATTTAGGGTATCAAATTATCATAATAGAAATAGATGAAAACCAACATATAGATTATGATTGTAGTTGCGAAAATAAACGCATAATGGAATTATCACAAGATTTAGAACATAGACCAATTGTGTTTATTAGATTCAACCCAGACGAATATATAAAAAATGGGACTAATGTAACTTCATGCTGGGGTATAAATAAAAAAGGTATTTGCGTTGTAAAAAAATCCAAAAATAGCGAATGGGAACAACGTTTGAACTTATTAGAAGAACAAATCAAATATTGGACAAACAATACAAATATGACAAATAAAACAATTGAAACAATCCACTTGTTTTATGATGTGTAAAAGTTGAAGTTAAATAATGTTAATAATGTAGTTATACGTAATTTAGAAAAAAGTTGTGTGAAATATTTTGACTCCACCTTTTCTAAAGGTGTACCCAGGCGGTCTCAATAAATTTTTCATAAACAATGTATTTTGATATTTTAGAATACAAAAATTTCTCAAAATAACGTTTACTAACAATAAATTTATTATTTTCATTACTGCAATATTTATAATAATAATTATAAGCATCATCAAAAGATATTAATGCTAGATTATGGTATTCTTTTATTTGTGTTTTAATATATTCAAAAGATCTTTCAATATCTGCATTTTTATTCCACAGATTACAAGATACATTTAAAACAAATTTGTTTTCAATTATTTCAATATTCGGGAAAAAATGTTTTAATATTTTCAGCACATTTTCTTCTGTAATATTTCCATTAGATATTAATTTTTCTGATGTAGTTTTTGATTGAGACCATGTTTTGAATAACATACACAATTCATCTATCTCCAATTCATCAAATGTTTCAGTATCATTATTGATATCATTAACATTTACATTTACCACAATGTTATTTTCCCAAAATTTGATAAAATCGCTTTCAACTGGTAAATATTTACTGGTCAAATTAGCAAAACTATCGCTTTGTTCATCGTATTGATACAACTCTTTCAACATATTTTTTAATGAATTAGAATAAATCATATTTGGTAAGCAATTTGCAGATAAAAATTGTTTCCAAATAAAATGTAAATGTTTCCATTGAATCGTGCTATTGGAATCATCCACTTTATTCAAATAATTGTCACAGAATTTTTCTAAAATTTGTTGTTGGCTGTTACAGCGCAAATATAATGCAAATTGTTTTATTTCTTCATCTGATTTATTTTCTAAGAAATTTTCAGAATTCTCATATCTTTTTGAATAGTGACATGCAACACATAATAGATCTAACCCTATTTTCTTAAGATGCTCTTTCCATAATTCATGTGAATAATTATCATTAATCTTTAATAGGCGATAGTTTTCATAAGAATTATTTTCATGATATTTAGTAACAAAATTATGAGTAGTATTTGTGTTTCCAATAGACAATTGAGATATGTTATCTAATTCAGTTAATAATTTTTTCATGTTTTGACTTATGAAAAAGAGCAAATGTGAATTTTTTTTTAAAATGTTATCTCCAATAATAGTTAAAAAATATTTGGCTTGAGTTTTAGAAGAAAATAAAGATGGATAAATAAAATTTAAAACATTTTGAATAGTATCCGTTTCAGGAATAGAATTCAATAAACTTCGTTCTTTGATTAATTTTATGACATTTATTTTTGTTTTATGCTTCCAGTCTAATAACACCCTTTCTTTTGAAATAGATGAAAGCAATTTGTGTATTATATCATCTTCTTTTACAATGCAATAATTTTTTCCATCATATTCATAAAAAAATCCACTACTAGGCAAATAGTAATATTGATTTTTACTTAGAAATACTTGTATAAATACTTGTTGTTCATTATTTAAATAATGGTTTCTATTTACACGCTTCACATGATTCAATTGTTCATTTTTCAAAGTATTTGGTAAATAATTATTAATATGCGTATGTATTCTTTGTAACATATATTCATCGTTTTCATAACTACTAAACAATTCTTTTAAAGTAGTAATACATTTTTCTTGTAATTGATATTGTAATAATGAATAATTTTCATTTGAAGACAAATCCGTCATAGTTATCTTATTATTATTTTAATTAGTTTTTTAAATAATAATTTATGTTATTAATATAATGACAAATAATAAAATCAATTTACGTTATCTTCCAAAGAGATTATCCAAAAAAGATAAGAAATTACAGTATAAAATGTTGATGAAATCTAGGAGATTGTACAAAAAAGGAAACTATTTTACAAGAAAACCATTAAGATCGTATAAAAATAAGAGTTCAAAACATATATTAAATGCTAAAAAAATGTATGGTGTAGAAAATATTGGCGCAACTAATGAATTGGCAAAAGCAACAGGTTGTTCAAAAGATGCATTAGGAGAAATTATACGAAAAGGTGAAGGCGCCTATTATTCTTCAGGATCTAGACCGAATCAAACAGCGCAATCATGGGGAGTTGCTCGTTTAGCAAGTTCTATTACTTCTGGAAAAGCAGCGGCCGTAGATTATTCCATTTTAGAAAAAGGTTGTAATAAAAATAGTAAGGCATTGCGTTTAGCAAAGCTCGCTAAGAAAAAACATGGCCATGGTACAAGACGTGTTCCTAAGACAAGCGTGTAGGCGGCATAGTGCGTTTTTTTCAGTTTATTTATATAACTGCGTTATTTTTGTAATTTATATAAATTATTTAGAAAACATAATGATTTAAAGATTATTGTGAAAAATTGAATATAATATTAATGTCCAATTTTGTAGATAAAACACAAAATTTACCTTTAGATAATTCTTTTAATGATGGAAATGTGTTAACAATTAAAACGGTACAAATTGCGCCTTTTAGAACTTTGATGACTGCTTTGAAAGATATTTTGTTGGAAACAAACATTACTTTTCAACCAGATGGTATTCGTATTATTAATATGGACAAATCACATACCATTTTAGCTCATTTATTTTTGGCAGCGCAAAATTTTGAATTTTATGAATGTAAAAAGAGCAAAATAGTGATTGGTGTTAATATGTTTCATTTATTTAAATTGATAAATTCTATTGATAATGATGATACATTGACCATTTACATTGAGAATTCGGATTACGTTGATGGAATTGTTTCACATTTAGCACTGAAATTTGAGAATGGAGAAATTAAACAATGCAAAACACAGAAGTTGAGATTAATTGAGCCTGAACCAGAAGAGTTAGAATATCCTGATGTTAAATTTTCTTCTATTATTAATTTACCGTCTGCAGATTTTCAGAAAATAATCAGAGATCTTTCTTGTATTTCTGAGAAATTAGAAATTAAATCTGTTGGCAATGAATTGATATTTAAATGTTCTGGTCAATTTGCTTCTGCAGAAATTCATCGCGCTGAATCAGATGGAAGTATGGGATTCGTATTGAAGCAAGATTCATCCAAAATTATTCAAGGAGAATTTTCACTGAAAAATCTAAGTTACTTTATTAAATGTACTAATTTATGTAATCAAATAGAGGTATATTTAGAAAATGATTTACCATTAGTTGTAAAGTATGATGTTGCTAGTTTAGGTAGTATTAAATTATGTCTTGCACCATTACCATCATCATAAATATATTTATATATAATACACATGATATTGAATATAAATATATTATATGATATAATAATATAATTTATATATTATTTTAGTAATATATAAATGTCTGCAACAGGAAGTGTTCCAATAACTTTACCTTTGACATCTACGAGTGATTTACCAGTGATTGTGTTTGATTCATCTGGTAATAAAATAACTGCTAAGTTTGATGTGGGCTCTCAACCATATAATACCAATACCGTACCATCTGAGTATAATATTTATAGTATTGCAAAAGGTCAGTGGATTGCTGGTCTCCAAGGTGGATTTGCATGGAAAATTGTTAGCGACCCAATAATTAATATAGATAATACGGTTACTTTAGAATTATTAGATGAAGATAATTATAATTTTCAATTAGATAATAATTTTAATAATGGTAGTATTCAACCAAATACAGATTATGTTTTATTTGAATTGGGAATTAATAATGTACCATTATGTCAAGAATTATTAGGATCACCATTAGATCAAATTGTTATTGATCTAACCTCTAGATTTCTATCCAGAACTCCCTTTTCTGGTACAACAGGTGCAGTAAATAACGAGTCTATATTGGCTAATTTTTCAAAATTTGGTATCTCATTAATTGATTTTGGTATAAATTGGAATCAACTTACATCGGATATGATTAGAAGTTGGTATTCTATATCTTTATCTGCATCTGGGCAATATCAAAGTGCTGTAGCAAATAATGGTCAAATTCATGTTTCGTCTGATTATGGTATAAGTTGGACAACAAAAAATATAAATAGAGATTGGGTCTCTATATCTGTATCTGCATCAGGACAATATCAAACTGCAGTAGTAAATGGTGGTTATATTTATGGATCTTCTAACTATGGATCCATTTGGGCACAACTTACATTTGATACAGTTAGAAGTTGGCATGCTATATCTTTATCGGCTTCAGGAAAATATCAAAGTGCCGTAGTATATGGAGGATATATATATGGCTCTTCTGATTATGGTGTAACATGGTTAGCTATTACATCTGATACAACTAGGAACTGGTATTCTATATCTGTATCTGCAACAGGTCAATATCAAACTGCAGTAGTATATGGAGGATATATATATGGCTCTTCTGATTTTGGTACTAGTTGGAGTCAGTTAACAAGTGATACAACAAGAAGTTGGTCTTCTGTATCACTATCAGCAACTGGTCAATATCAAAGTGCTCTAGATTATGATGGTTATATTTATGTTTCTTCAGATTTTGGTATAAATTGGATTCCTCAATATGCTGTTAATGATTGGATATCTATATCTTTATCGGCGACAGGACAATATCAAACTGCTGTAGTAAATGGTGGTTACATTTATTGCTCTTATGATTTTGGTGGAAGTTGGATAGAATTGACAACATTAGGTAATAATAATTGGTATTCTGTATCCGTGTCAGCATCTGGTCAATATCAAAGTGCTGTTGTAAATGGTACATATATTTATGGATCTATAAGTAGTTTAGCGGGAACTCAAGGTCCTCAAGGAACACAAGGAATACCTGGAAGTCAAGGAGACCAAGGTCTTCAAGGTTTCCAAGGAGATCAAGGTATCCAAGGTTTCCAAGGAGAACAAGGTATCCAAGGTTTCCAAGGGGATCAAGGAGTTCAGGGTTTCCAAGGGGATCAAGGTATCCAAGGTTTCCAAGGAGAACAAGGTATCCAAGGCAACCAAGGGGATACTGGCCCACAAGGTAACCAAGGTGATACAGGTCCACAAGGAAATCAAGGAGATACTGGGCCACAAGGCAATCAAGGAGATACTGGACCACAAGGTAACCAAGGGGATACTGGTGCACAAGGTAATCAAGGAGATATTGGTCCACAAGGCAATCAAGGAGATACTGGACCACAAGGTAACCAAGGGGATACTGGTGCACAAGGTAATCAAGGAGATATTGGTCCACAAGGTGATACAGGTGATACTGGTCCACAAGGTAACCAAGGAGATACTGGTCTACAAGGCAATCAAGGTGATACTGGACCACAAGGCAATCAAGGTGATATTGGTCCACAAGGTAACCAAGGTGATACTGGACCACAAGGTAACCAAGGAGATACTGGTCCACAAGGTAACCAAGGTGATACTGGACCACAAGGTAACCAAGGAGATACTGGACCACAAGGTAACCAAGGGGATACTGGTGCACAAGGTAACCAAGGAGATACTGGACCACAAGGTAACCAAGGAGATACTGGACCACAAGGTAACCAAGGTGATACTGGCCCACAAGGTAACCAAGGTGATACTGGCCCACAAGGTAACCAAGGGGATACTGGTGCACAAGGTAACCAAGGGGATACTGGTGCACAAGGAAACCAAGGAGATACTGGTCCTCAAGGAAACCAAGGGGATACTGGACCACAAGGCAACCAAGGAGATACTGGACCACAAGGTAACCAAGGAGATACTGGACCACAAGGTAACCAAGGAGATACTGGACCACAAGGTAACCAAGGGGATACTGGATCACAAGGAAACCAAGGAGACACTGGTCCTCAAGGAAACCAAGGAGATACTGGACCACAAGGCAACCAAGGAGATACTGGACCACAAGGTAACCAAGGAAATACTGGATCACAAGGTAACCAAGGAGATACTGGACCACAAGGTAACCAAGGGGATACTGGTCCACAAGGAAACCAAGGAGACACTGGATCACAAGGTAACCAAGGAGATACTGGACCACAAGGAAACCAAGGGGATACTGGTCCACAAGGAAACCAAGGAGACACTGGATCACAAGGTAACCAAGGAGATACTGGACCACAAGGAAACCAAGGAGACACTGGACCACAAGGTAACCAAGGAGATACTGGACCACAAGGAAACCAAGGAGACACTGGACCACAAGGTAACCAAGGGGATACTGGTCCACAAGGTAACCAAGGTGATACTGGACCACAAGGTAACCAAGGGGATACTGGTCCACAAGGTAACCAAGGAGATACTGGACCACAAGGTAACCAAGGAGATACTGGACCACAAGGTAACCAAGGAAATACTGGCCCACAAGGTAACCAAGGAAATACTGGATCACAAGGCAACCAAGGAGATACTGGACCACAAGGTAACCAAGGGGATACTGGTCCACAAGGAAACCAAGGAGACACTGGTCCTCAAGGAAACCAAGGAGACACTGGCCCACAAGGAAACCAAGGAGACACTGGCCCACAAGGAAACCAAGGAGACACTGGCCCACAAGGTAACCAAGGAGATACTGGACCACAAGGTAACCAAGGAAATACTGGCCCACAAGGAAACCAAGGAGACACTGGTCCTCAAGGTGATACAGGTGATACTGGACCACAAGGCAATCAAGGATTCACTGGATCTCAAGGAAACCAAGGCGATCTTGGTCCACAAGGTGATACAGGTGATACTGGACCACAAGGCAACCAAGGAGATACTGGCGCTCAAGGAATCCTAGGAGATACTGGCCCGCAAGGTAACCAAGGAAATACTGGATCACAAGGCAACCAAGGAGATACTGGTGCTCAAGGAATCCTAGGAGATACTGGCCCACAAGGTAACCAAGGTTTTACTGGTCCTCAAGGCAACCAAGGAGATACAGGTGCACAGGGCGAACAAGGTGCTCAAGGACCATTAGTAACAACTTTAATAAGTAACGGTACAATTATCAATCCAGGATCAACTGGTAGCGTTAGTTTTCAACCTAATTCAAATAACCCATGTTTTAGTCCAAATTGTTATATTACAATTCATGATATTAATGATAATACAGCATATTTTCAAATAATTTCATGCACTTTAGATTATACAACAGAACCTCCTGGTCTTGACGCTGTTATATTAAATATTGGAGATGGTGTATCATACATTTCTTTTGATAATTTTGTTGCATTGGTTGGACCAATAGGACCTCAAGGTGCAACAGGATCTCAGGGTTACCAGGGTGATCAAGGGATCCAAGGAAATCAAGGAGATATTGGTGTTCAAGGTGATATTGGGTTGCAAGGTTATCAAGGTGATCAAGGTATTCAAGGTTTCCAAGGAGATCAAGGTCTCCAAGGTTTCCAAGGTGATATTGGATTGCAAGGTTATCAAGGTGATCAAGGTATTCAAGGTTTCCAAGGAGATCAAGGTCTTCAAGGTTTTCAAGGAGATATAGGAATTCAAGGTTTCCAAGGTTATCAGGGTAATCAAGGAATCCAAGGAAATCAAGGAGATATTGGTGTTCAAGGTGTTATTGGGTTTCAAGGAAATCAAGGAAATCAAGGAATTCAAGGTTTTCAAGGAACTCAAGGTAACCAAGGTTTAACTGGTTCTCAAGGTAATCAAGGGTTTACAGGAACAACGGGACCTGTAGGTGGATTAGGTCCATTAGTAACAAGTAAAATAGGTAATGGTGCAATTATAAATCCAGGATCTACAGGAAGTGTAAGTTTTCAAGCCAATATAAATAATACATTTTTTAGTGCAAATTCTTATATTACTATTAATGATAGTTCAAATCAAACTTCATATTTTCAGATTTTATCATCTAGTTATACTGGCGGTAGTCCACCAATACTTAATGCCACTATATTAAATATATCAAATGATTCTGCAAATATATCATCTAATCAAAATGTAGCATTGGTAGGTCCAATGGGTCCTACGGGAAGAATTGGTTTTACTGGATCACAAGGCGCTCAAGGTTTTACTGGATCACAAGGTAATCAAGGATTTACTGGTTCACAAGGCACTCAAGGTTTTACTGGACCGCAAGGAACTCAAGGTTTTACTGGACCTCAAGGAACTCAAGGTTTTACTGGACCGCAAGGAACCCAAGGTTTTACCGGATCACAAGGCGCTCAAGGTTTTACTGGATCACAAGGTAATCAAGGATTTACTGGTCCACAAGGCAATCAAGGTTTTACTGGACCGCAAGGAAGTCAAGGTTTTACCGGACCTCAAGGAACTCAAGGTTTTACTGGATCTCAAGGTTTTCAAGGATACCAAGGCATTCAAGGTTTCCAAGGAGACCAAGGCATTCAGGGTTTCCAAGGTGATCAAGGCATTCAGGGTTTCCAAGGTGATCAAGGCATTCAGGGTTTCCAAGGTGATCAAGGCATTCAAGGTTTCCAAGGGGATCAAGGTATCCAAGGTTTCCAAGGGGATCAAGGACTCCAAGGTTTCCAAGGGGATCAAGGCATCCAAGGTTTCCAAGGTGATCAAGGACTCCAAGGTTTCCAAGGAGACCAAGGCATCCAAGGTTTCCAAGGCGATCAAGGCATCCAAGGTTTCCAAGGAGACCAAGGAGTCCAAGGTTTCCAAGGGGATCAAGGCATTCAAGGTTTCCAAGGTGATCAAGGTATTCAAGGTTTCCAAGGTGATCAAGGCATCCAAGGTTTCCAAGGTGATCAAGGCATCCAAGGTTTCCAAGGAGACCAAGGCATTCAAGGTTTCCAAGGTATTCAAGGTTTCCAAGGCGATCAAGGTATTCAAGGTTTCCAAGGGGATCAAGGCATTCAAGGTTTCCAAGGTGATCAAGGACTCCAAGGTTTCCAAGGGGATCAAGGACTCCAAGGTTTCCAAGGCGATCAAGGTATTCAAGGTTTCCAAGGTGATCAAGGCATTCAAGGTTTCCAAGGTGATCAAGGACTCCAAGGTTTCCAAGGTGATCAAGGCATCCAAGGTTTCCAAGGTGATCAAGGCATCCAAGGTTTTCAAGGAGACCAAGGCATTCAAGGTTTCCAAGG